GGGGACATTATGGAGGCTTGGTGTGCCGTTAATCCGACCAGCCAACAACGGTCTCAAATGGATACCTATATGCGGTTAAGGAGCGCAGCATGGTAACGCAATACCTTTATCGCCTGATTGCGGTTATTCCTGCGAGTATGCAGGCTCAAGTAAACGCATGGATCACTGCGAATGTCGATCCTGCTCCAGCGGGGCCATGGCTCACTAACGGGTTATCGGCTACGGGTGCGACTCCTCCGAGCCACTACTTTTTCGATGCGGGTTTAAATGCGAGCCAGTTTTGCACCATTGTTGCACAGATTGCCAGCACTGCTGGAGTATCGGTTCCGGCTAATTGGGCAAGCATGGGATTTGCCGATCAAGCGGTCTGGATATCGGCAAACGTCGCGGCAATTAAACAGGCCAGCGGGGTTTCGTTGAACCTGTCGGATAATACAAGCATCTGGACGGATGCGGTAAACTTTTTCGCCCTGCTGGGACTAAAGCAGATTGGACAGGGGTAGGGGGCAGCATGAGGATTGAATACGTCAACGACACGCTGCAAAAATTCACCCGCATAGGAAAACGGTTGATTCCCGGAGCGGTACGGCCATCGGTTGTTGTTGGCTATACAGCCAATTACGCAATTTATGTCCATGAAAACCTGGAGGCAAAACACACCAACGGACAAGCCAAATTTCTGGAAGCTCCCGCACGCGAACTGGATGAGGAAATTTTGCGAGGCATTCGCGACGACTGCAAAAAAGGTTTGACCCTGCCACAGGCATTGCTTAGGGCGGGCCTGAAGCTGCAACGGGCGTCACAAAAGCTGGTGCCAGTTGATACGGGCAATCTCAAGGGCTCAGCTATAACACGGCTTGAAGATGAGGAATAACAATGTCGACCCCTTTGGTGCATTCGCCAGCCGATGTCGTTCGGTATTTGCTGATCGCCATGAATCTGGGGTCCGATCCGGCTACGTCTACAGTTTCATGGCCGGTTTATGCAACCTCAGAGCCAAGTGCGCCAGACGACGTTATCACCGTATACGATACCCAAGGTATGGTCTTTGGTCGTAACATGTTGGACGGAGAAAGCGTCGAACATTTCGGGATTCAGATTCGGCTACGCTCGCAGGATCATGCGACTGGCTGGAAAAAGACGAAAGGCATTGCCCGCCAGCTGGATGAGGAAATTTACCAGGAATCAATTACGATTCAAGGATCGGTTTATTGTGTCCGATCTATCAAGCGGACTTCCAGCGTCCTTGTCCTTGGAAAAGACACCCCCGGCAGTAAACGGAGCATCTTTACCCTAAACGCCCTTTGTAGTATCAGGCAAACCGTTTAACGAAAGGAAAATAGCATGGCAAGTCCAGTAGCAGCAACTCGGCAGAATCCAACCCTGACCAAGATGGCGGATGGTTTCCGTACCTACATCACCCTGACCGTCAACCCGTCAATCGAGTTCTGGGAAGTGTCTGTAACACCTCCCGGGATTGATGGAGGCGAGCCGACCGATACGACCAACATGCACAACAACTTGTGGCGGACCTTCCATGCCCGCAAGCTGATCAAGATGGATAACGTCGTGTGTGAGGCGGAATACAATCCCGCCCTTTACACGGACATTCTGGCAGTGGTCAACGTGGCTACGACCATCACGGTACTTTTCCCGGACCATTCCACACTGGCCATGTTCGGCTACCTGAAGTCGTTCAAGCCAGCGGCTTTGGAAGATGGCAAGGTTCCAACCTGTTCCGTGGAATTCGTCGTCACCAATGCCGATCCAACAACCTGCGTGGAGGCAGGTCCTGTTTATACCTCCGCCAGCGGAACTGGTGGTTGTTAATCTTTTTGTCCCGAGGTTAAGGAGCAAAGACTATGACGATTGAAGTATTCGATGAATTCGCATCACTGGAACGGCAAAAAATCATCGTTCCAATCATGGGTGTCCGTTACCTGTTGATGGAAGCGGACACCAATGCTGCAAAGCTGTTTAAGAACGCCTGCGCCCGTGCGGGCAGGATGGTGGATGGGGAAATTGTCGGCGTTGACAATATTGGCGAGGTTGAGCCCCTGCTTGTAGGGATGTGTCTTTACCAGCTGATTCCCGCCAAGCCGGGTTTTCCAACCATCACGGCTCAGGATGAGATGCTCGGGCCCCAGGTGGATCGAAAGGTCATGGCAGAATGGCCCAGCCGGATCGTCAAACGGCTTTTTGATCGGGTGAAAGAAATGTCCGATTTGAACGAGACTGAAACGGAAGAGCAGATCTCCAAGTCGATTGAAAAGCTGCAAAAGAAGCTGGACAAGCTCCGCAAGGCCAAGGCAGGCTCCGTGGCAAAAAACGAGCCCGCGAATACTGGGGAGAATTCCGACTAGCCCACCAGCTGGGTTGTCAGCTTCACCATGTCATGAACTGGGAGCCGGTGGTCACTTACCGGCAGTTCATGGCGTGGCAGGAATGGCTGGATGAGGACATGAGCAATCCCGGAAAGGTCGAACACTACCTGATGCAGATTGCTGCGGAAGTCCGCCAAAGCGTTCCTACAAAATCTCCGAAGCGGGTGTCGCTGAAAGATTTTCGCATTCCTTTTAAAAGGGAAACGAAACGGCGGCAGTCGCGGGAAGAGGCTGCCAGACTCAGCAAAATGGCATGGATCGGTTATCTGGGTCCAACCAAAATCACGGGCTTGCCCAGTGACGTGTTGGGCCCCAGGAGCGAAGAGCAACCATGAACCCCGAAGAAATCCAAGGCTTGCTGGTACGGCTGACAGGGGACGGGACATCCTTCCTGCGGATGCTGGATCAGGCTGCGTCCCAGACGGTTTCCGTTACTGCTGCCATCGAGGGAGCAGGCAAACGAATCGAGGGAATTGCCACTTCCGTCAAGGAATTCGGCAATGCCACCGTGCAAGCCCTTGGAGCCCTCGGGGCTCAAAAGTTTCTCAACAATGCCATGAGCATGTTTGCCGAAACGGAAACCGTACAGATCAGGCTCAAGGCCAGCCTCAAAGGCACGGCTGAAGAAATAAATACCCTGTACGACGCCTACGAAAAATATGCCGGAACCCTTCGCAATGCAACAGGGGCCAGCAAGGACGATACGTTTGCACTGCTCCAGCATGTGGCTGCCCAAGGGATTCAGGGCAAACAGGCGATGGATCTCGTAACTCAGGTCAATGCTTTGGCAGCGGCAACAGGCAGGGACACGCATTCCATCCTGCGAGGAATCGAAATGCTGGAAAAGGGTGAAACCAGCATGATCAAACGGTTGCTGAACTTGCGGGACATCAAGGACAACGAAGAGCTTGTCGCCAACATCAATGAAAAGGTCAACAAGGGCCTGAAGATTCAGGGCGACTTGATGAACTCGACCAATGGTATTTTGAAGCAGTATTCAGGAGCGTGGAAAGGCTTGGTCAAGCAATTTGGCGAAACGGTCAGCCAGGCTATCACCCCTATGGCCAAAGGGATGACGATGCTGATCCGTCAATTCCTCAATCTGGATGACGCTACCCGGAAAATGATCGTGTCCGGTGCAATGCTGGCAGCGGGCCTGCTATCCATTTCCCCCTTGTTGACCACAATCATGAAATTTGTGACACCTTGGGTAAATTATTTTGTTTCCGGTTTCGGATTGATCGGCATGGCCTTGACTGCGGTTGGATATGTTCTGATGGAACTGGTCAAAAAATTCGTCAACTGGGGCGAGGTTGTAACAGTCACCAAAAACGTAGTCCTTCTTGGATTCAAGGCAATTCAGGAGGCCGCGAATTTCGCTGTTCAAATTGTTTCCGACAACATTGGCTGGTTATGGGAAGGCCTCCAGCAAGGCACATCCATGATTGGCCAGACATTCATGCGAGTCGGGCAGATCCTTCAGGAATTCAGCGGCTACGTTGCCCTTGCTGCGACAGCGGTTACCGCCAGCGTTATGGCCTATTACGGGCTCTCCGCAGCTATTGCTATCACTTCCACCCTTTATACCGCCTTGGGCCTGAATTACGTTGTCAACACTGCTTTGGTGCTTGCGTGGAAAGGGGCGGTTTTGGTGGCCACCGTTGCAACAACAGTTTTCAACGGAGTTCATGCCCTGCTCAGCGGAACAATGAGCCTCAGTTCCATTGCCATGGGAATCTATACGGCCGCGACAGGAGTGGCGACCGGGGCAACCAATTTATTGACTTCAGCGGTTCTCGCTTTGGAAGCGGCATTGGCACCCATCACGCTTTTAGCCTTTGCAGTTACGGCTATTGTTTTGGCAGCGATTCTGGCTGGTATCGCTATCACTGTTGCAGGATTGGCCAGCGGATTTTATGCGGTTGCCGTCAGCGCGGGAGGATTCTTTACCCAGGTTGTCAACGGGGCTGCTGCTGCTGTTGGGCAGCTTGAAGGCTTCAATACGGTTGTCAACGACCTCAGCAATAGCTTTGGCATGTTGATGCGGGCCATGAAACTTGGCAACGGGATGGACCTGGCATGGAAAATCATGATGGCCCAGTTTAAATTAACCTACGAGCAAATCAAGGTGATGATGCCACCATTGTGGCAATTCCTGAAGACGGGATTCATGACTATCTGGGATGAGATTGGAGACGCTCTGTGGAGGTCATTGCTGTCGGGCATCATCCATTTTGAGGAAACCATGTTGAAATACATGGACCCTACAGGAATCCTTTCTGGCTGGTTTTCATCAATGACGAAAGAAGTAGACAAGTTGCAAGGAGAGCTTGCAAGCAAATCAATTGAAAAAATCAAGGATTCACTGGCTGAAGCAGTGAAAATCTACAACGAAGCCGTTGCACAAGCGGACCAGTCAGGAATCAAGGAAGCCCGCAAAAATATTCAGGAACTGGAATCTCAATTAAAAACCATGGAAGAGCAGGCCAAAAACAAGGCCGCTGGAGATGCCAAAAAGCTGGACCCGTTTGCTCCTATCGCCATGGGGGCCAAAGCGGCCAAAGAAGAGATTCAGAAACTGGAAGGAGTTTTGGCAGGATCTCAGCAGGCAGCAGTTTTTGCCTACAACTATTTCGCGGGTCTCAAAGATCGAATCCCTGTCGGTCGTGGAATGGCCGCAGCTTCTGAAGGCGGAGGTTCCGGAGGAGCAGGGTCTCATGGAAACACTCCTGTCGCTGGTACGCCCGCAGCTTCTTCAGACGCCAAAATGGCCTTGGATATCCAGCGCAATGAGTACCTGAAAACTATTGCTGAAGCCGTGACCAAAAAGTCGGAAACGGCCATGGCCGGGATTTAAGGCGAGGTAAGTAAATGGCTATTGTTTCTGTAACACCGACCAAATGGACCTGCTCCCGGGACCGCGACGGCCACCGCACCTACAAGGTGACCTTCAAGGTTATTACCGACGATCCTGCGGATGGACCGGCTACAGTTTTGCAAGCGGATGATCTTCCTTCCCCTGGCGATCCGTATTCGTTTGACAATGACGAAGATCTCTACGCCACCTGCAAGCAGGACATGGATATCACCCAAAAAGACAACATCGAAGGCGAGCCCGGGTACGTCTGGGAGGTGGTAGCAACCTTTACCACCCAGTACGACGAAAAACGATGTAAGGATGTGGCAATCGAAGATCCGTTGTTGATCCCGGACAGGATCAGTGGTGGTTCATCACGGTTTCAGGAATCCGCACAGTACGACCGGTTTGGCGATCCGATTACCAATTCGGCATTTGAGCCACTGGAAGGGCCTGCCAGTGAATGGGACAAAACCAGAGGCACCGTCAAGATCGTTCAGAACCGTCTTCTGTTGGAATTAGGCTTGCTGGAGTCGCTCCGGGATGCGGTCAACGATCAGCCTTTATGGGGGCTGCCTTCCCGTTGCATCAAACTGTCAACCACCAGTTGGGACCGTAAGTTCTACGGCCAATGCTTCTACTATTTCGAGCGTACACTGGAATTTGAAATCAACACCGAGACCTTTGACCGCACCTTTCAGGATCAAGGTACCAAGTTCTTGAATGGGCACTGGGACACCTCGGGAACTGTCGCGGGCGGGCAGTGGGTAGTGGATCCAATCGCTCCAGGCATTCCAGCGGATCCAACCAATCCTGCCCATTTCCGGGCAGCAATCGGGCGGGATGGCAAATCCGGGAAATGGCTGCTCGATGGCGGCGGACTTCCTGCCGGTGTCAGTATCCGCAACGGTGCCACTACGGAAACAAACTATTACCTCAGTCTGGTAGACCAGAATGAGTCCAACCCGATCCATACGCCTTCCGAATGGCTGCGAATCGCCGGAAATCTGGAGCCTGAATCGTGGGATGCGGAAACTACTTATATTCAAGGCAATCTTGTCTACGACAATAACGACCCCATCAATGTTTATGCCTTGATCAGCTCTACCTCTGTAATCGGTGTCGCTCCCAGTCCTGCTACCAGCGGACCCGGTGGGCCTTGGTTGCTGATTCCTGATTTCAATTCCGATGGAATGGATTTTGTATTGGAATGGGATACCAGTCTTGCTTATCCGATTTATCGGATTGTGAAATTTGTTCACGATGTCGGAACAGGATCGTCCACAGGCGGGAACATTCACGGGCCAGGTGAAATCTTCGTGTCAAAATACAAGTCGGGGAATTTCCTGCTGTTGGGTATTCCGACCGACCTTGAAATCTTTGGAGTTTAAGCCATGGCGAACGAAGCTCAAATCAATGTCAGTCTCCGGATTCAAAATGGCAACTTTGGCTATCAAAGCTCCAGCGGAGCTTATACGGCCAATGTCGCTGGCACATTTGGTCCAACGCCCGGGGCTGTGACGGTCTCGGTGTCAGGAACGTCTATTTCTTTAGCAGGATTGTCGGCCATGGGCGGGCTGATTATCCTGAAGAACTACGACCCGACCAAATCGGTTCGCTGGGGAATCGAGGATTCCGTTACCAATCATTTCATCCCGATTGGGCGATTGCTTCCCGGTGAAACCCAGATTTTCCGGCTGGACAACTCATTCGGCGAATACGAAGCGACAGCAGGCACAGGAACCTTTACCGGTTCTACCGTCAGCCTGTACATGAAGGCACAGGGCGGCAATTGCGTTGTTTTCGTCGGGGCATTCAACCCATAACCGCAAGGCACGACAGGAGCAATAACGATGATGCTAAACAAAGTTGCGACTACCAACAAGATCACCGTCCTTTGCAAGGTCTGCCACCAAAGCAGTCCTTCAGGAGATGTGACGCCTGTTGAATCGGGTTATTCCCGAATTATTCAGTCCGATGAACAACCCTATCTACGACGACAGCGGATCAACCGCGAACTATCTCCATTGGACTATGGTTGGCTCAAAGACAAGTCCATTTCGTTGTTGGTGCTTGAACATCGACCGGAAGGCATGGCGGCTGGAGCCGTGTCCGACAAAGATGCCCGGAAATGGGATCTGGAGGTGGTCATCTCTTTGCAGACGGAAAATGCAACCATTGACCTGATGGTCCTTAAACCCGGAGAATCCTGCCAATTTCGTCCCGCCCCCGGATTCAGCAATCTATCAGCCTGGTGTCGTAGGGCAAACGGAAAGCAGTCCGATTGGACCCAAACATACCTGTATGTCAATGTTTTCCCGGAGTAGGACATGAGCAAGGGATATTTGCTGTCTGAAGACGATGTGATTACCCTTCGGGCCATGGCCAAGGCTTACCGGGATCAGCAGGGAGGGGCCGGTGGCAATGGCAAAACCATGAACCGTCCTGCTCCGCCCCCATTGCTGGACGCCTCCCCGGAAACCTACCTTGCCGTGGTTGGCCCTTTGGGGCTTCCGGCAATGACCTATTCCGGAACAGGCAGTCACAATCCGGACGATTATATCGTTGGCCAAGACAATCAGGCCCAGGTATACCAGCTGGTGAACGCGGGAGGCGTGGTCAAACTGATCAAGGTCTACGGCTATTACCTGACTGTTTACAACTTCACTTTGGCAACGGTTCCGGCTGGAACCATGGTGCTTGTCTGCAAGGACAATTATGGGAACTGGTTCCTTTCCAATTCCGGCAATCAGCTTTCCAGCAATTTCTACAATTCTGAAAATAGAGTCAGCTATCCCAATTTCAGCAACGGATCGTTTTCGTCTTTAACAGTCGATGGAACCTACGGCTTGAATCTATCTCATTCAGGAACATCGGACACCCTTGGCATTTTCCCGGCAACCACGTCGGCAAATGGAGTGGTAACCACAACAACCCAAAGTTTTGCGGGCAACAAAGAGTTTATCAGCGGAGCAATCGTTGACGGGGTTTGTTTTGTCAATGGTACGTTGGAAGCAGGAGTGACGGGATCAAGCGGATACGTTGCCTTGACCCAATTTGTTGCTTCCTTTGTTGGCCCCTACGATCCCGTTCATGTTGGTGCCTCCGGAACCGTAACTATCACAGGCAATTCGAGTCCAACAGCTGGAGCGTCAACCTATCTGTTGCTCAACAACACCATTAATCTGGCCGGAAACAGTGCAGCCCAAAGTTCCGGATTGAATGCAACCTCGTTGATCTTTGACAATAAATCAGGATCAACATATCCGGGATCGTCGATCTCATCAATGCAGGCGTATTTTTACAGCAACAACAGTTCATCGCAAGACTCTGCGACGATGAACAGCAATTCCATTTACCTTACTTACAATAACGCTCCAGTTTCGGGAACCTACATTCAAAATACAATCAAGGCCTCCACTTTCAATTATCCGGCTATTACGTGCACCAAGCAATCGGTAACCAGTGGCGTGGCAAGCCTGAATCAAAATACAAACGTTTATGCTGGTTCCGTTGTGTGTCAGGATACAACCGTAAGTTCCGGCTGGGGGAACGTTAATTTTTGCTCACTGGGATTTGATGCAAGCACAAAAAGACCCTGCATAACCTTTATGCAGACCCAGCTGATTGTGCCTGATCAAACCAGCTCAGGATTCAACAATGGCACATTGCAATGGAATGGCAATTACATTTCAACTGTAACAGGCTACAAGATTGGATCGACAATAGGGGCTACCGGAACTGACTCCATCGGCAATACGTTTACTGGAGGCATTCTGACAACTCTCGGATCCGGTTCGGTTACAAGTGGTACTGTTACCAGTGTCGGATTGTCGATGCCTGGTATTTTCAGCGTGACAGGTTCCCCCGTTACGTCGTCAGGCACGCTCGCGGTAGCGTTGGCAACCCAGTCAGTCAACAAGGTCTTTGCAGGCCCTGCCAGCGGGTCCGTTGCAACTCCGACATTCAGGTCACTTGTTGCTGCCGATCTGCCTGTTGCAACAACATCCTCTTTGGGTGCGGTTCAACCGGATGGAACAAGCATTACGATTTCCGGAGGTGTTATATCCGCGACAGGCGGCGGATCTTATACCCTGCCAACCGCAACAACTACAATTTTGGGCGGAGTCAAGATTGATGGAACGTCCATCAAAATCTCGTCCGGCCAAATTTTCACGGGAGGTATCTCGGGAACCTATACCGTGGGCAGTGGCACAATGACTTTTACCAAAGGCCTGCTGACAGCAACGACATTGGCTTCGAGCTAAGGAAGAAACCATGCCACCAATTACGACCATTGCAGGTATTACGACAGTTCCGTCACGTCGCAAGGATCTGTTTCCCCGGACGCTGGAATCGCTTCGTCAGGCAGGGTTTACCGATCTGCGGATTTTCCTCGACAATGCCACACTTGACCAAGGCCGCAGCTATGAGCAGGAGTTCCACCTCCCGGTTACGGTTCGCAATCCCGGAGTCCTGACCTTCGGAAACTGGTGCTTGGGACTTGCCGAGCTTTACCTTCGCAACCCCAGCCATATCAACCGCTACGCCATGTTTCAGGATGATTTTGTCACCTATCGAAAGCTGAAGAATTATCTGGATCAATGCAAGTTCCCGGATAAAGGCTATTGGAACCTTTACACTTTCCCGCAGAATCAGGAGCTGGCTGGAGGCAGGCAAGGCTGGTTCGAGAGCAACCAGCGAGGCAAAGGGGCGGTTGCCCTGATGTTTAATCAGCCCGGAGTGATCGACCTCTTGACCAGCCTGCACATGGTACGACGTCCGCAAGACGCAGCGAGGGGATGGAAATCGATTGATGGCGGCATTGTCGAGGGAATGCGGGAAAAGGGGTACAAGGAATACTGCCACAGCCCCAGCCTTGTGCAACATACAGGGATCCTGTCAACCATGCGGAATCCGGTTCACCCTCAGGCCCCTGTGTTTCTGGGCGAGCAAACAGACGCGACAATTTTAATACCTAAGGAGGGCTCCTGATGCAACTTGGCGATATGGTCACCAAGGCTCTCAGTTCCATCGGTATCACCTCGGAAAGGGTTGAGCACTACCTTGGTCGCCCTTGTGGATGCAAGGAACGAGCCCGCAAACTGAATGCCCTTGGAGCATGGGCCCGACGGGTGTTAGGCGGCAAAAAGGAGGATGCGGAAAAGCATCTCGACAATCTGATCGAACAAGGGGATCCGGGGCCCGTACCGATCAAACTGGAGCGATAATCGTAACCAAGGAGCAAACAATGTACCCTAACATCGGCATTATCGGTAACGGTGTTGTCGGGCAGGCAATTGCCCGGAGCTATCTGGAACATGCAGAGGTTTTCATCCATGATTCAAGGCCTACGCGGTCACCGCATACCTTGAAATACGTGCTGAAACATGCCAAAATCATTTTCCTTTGCCTGCCAACGCCATTGCATCGCGATCCAAAACATGGGTTGGATATTTCGGCCATTCGTTCCGTTTGCCGTCAACTGACAGCCCGGCCTGATCTGGTCTACGTTTTGAAAAGTACCGTTCCGATTGGGACAACCAAAGCCTTGCGACGGGAATTTTGGCTGGATAACCTGGTTCATTCGCCTGAGTTTCTCACCGCCCGTTGTGCTGCCCTTGATGCCTGCTTGCCCTCCCGGAACATCATTGGCACGACAGGAGACCTTCCTGCAGGACCTGTCTGGAAGGACCATGAAATCCGGCTTCTGCATGACCTGTACCAGCAACGGTTCCCGGGAGTGCCGATCCACATCATGACCAGTGACGAAAGCGAAGCCGTCAAGCTGTTCCAGAATTCTTTTTTCGCAACCAAGATCTCGATCTTCAACCAGCTCCATCACCTGTGCCAACGGGATGGCCTCAATTGGGACAGAATCCTGCCGGGCCTGCTGGCGGATGGCCGGATCCATCCATCTCATACCAAAGTTCCGGGACCGGATGGCAAATACGGCTTTGGTGGCGAATGTTTGCCCAAAGATCTGGCACAATTGATCTGCGAAATGGAACGCCCTGGTACGATGCCAATTGATGAGAATATTTTTCAGTCTGTTGCCAACCGCAATCAGATTGACCGAATTTGGGAGGCCTCCGCATGAATCAACGACCCAAAATCGGTTTGATCGGTTACCGGACGCACCAAGGAGGACTGTCGGAAGTCAACCGGCAATTAGCGAAATATTGCAATGTCACGGACTGGCTTGTGATTCCTTCGGCAAGCCCGTCTTTGCCCGGCAGTAGCAATATCAAGGACTGGCAGGTGGATGAAACTGCGGCTTTCGTGCGAGCGGTGGACGTGGTGCTGTTTGCGGAAACGCCCCATTATCCATCCATCCTTGTGGAAGCCCGGAAACAGGGTAAGGCTGTAGTCTGCATACCCATGCAGGAATGGCTTTTTCCTGAACGGGATCCATGGACATCACTGGTAGATCGCTACCTATGCCCAACCCGGCATTGCTTTGATCTGTTCAAGGATAAATTGCCCTGCACCCTGTTTGAATGGCCTGCCGATACAGCCAGACATGAGTGCAGGCCAAGGATCAAATGCGAGCAATTTCTGTGGATCCGGGGCAATGGCGGATTCCTTGGGAGAAAAGGGGAACACACGATCCGGAAATTGGTCCGGCTGTGGCCTGAGATTCCATTGACCATACTCACTTGGAATCCGATGCGGGACCTGACTGGCCCCAACCTGCAATACCGGTTTTGTGCAGACGACAACCGCAATATCTACGATGACAGTGACGTCTTGCTGTTACCTCACACCCGCGATGGTATTGGCTTGTCCTGTCTGGAAGCGGCTTGTGCAGGCCTGCCCGTCATCGCCACCCATGGCCGTCCGTGGGATGAATATTTCTTGCTTGACTGGATCGAATCCCAGCAGGACGCGGGATCTTATATCCCTAATGCCCGCCACCTCGAAACCTTGTGTCGCGATTGGCATGGCAAGGGCATTTATCAGCAATCCATTGACTCCTACCTATGGGCCAAAGCGCGATCATGGACCAATCGGGCCGGCCTTATTAACCAGCTATTACGGGAGGAACACCTGACATGCCAACACAAATGAACGGAATCACCGTATGTGTGAATTATTCCGACCTGCTGGAAATTACCTTGCGTCGAAACATGCGGCACTTGTCACGGTGCGTGGTCGTAACAAGCCCGGAGGACGCCAATACGCTCGCCGTTGTAGATTCGGTGCCAAATTGCACAGCCTACGTCACGGATGCGTTTAAAAGGCACGGAGCGGCCTTTAACAAGGGGCTGGCACTGGAGGAAGGATTTGAATTCCTTGGCAGGCAAGGGGTGATTTGTTCCTGGGACGCGGACATTGTTTTTCCGGACTCATTTCCTGTTCCAGATGTCCAACCGGGCAAGCTCTATTCCGCCCCCAGACGGATACTGGAACACCCAAGCCGTTTCCGGGAAGGGCTGCATTGGTCGCGATACCCATTATCCCGCGAGCAGGTCATGCCCGGGTATCTCCATATTTTCCATGCGGAAGATCCGGTTTTGCAAGAACTGCCTTGGGGGGACGTTACCTTCAGCCATGCAGGTGGATCGGACGGATTCTTCCAGTCCCGATGGTCTACGGAAAATAAGATCTGGCTTCCGTTTGATGTCTTGCATCTGGGACCACGTGACAGGAACTGGTTTGGCCGTGCCTCGCAACTGGTGAACGGACAACGGGCCCCGGGTGCGGAAGAGGCTAATCGACAGATTGAGGAGTTTCATCTGGCCAAAGGCTGGAAAATTCGAGGACGAAAAAATCCTGCTTACGTGGAGCGAGTTGAAGTGCCAGGGAACAAGCCCCGGGAATGGATACACGGCAGATAAAACTAACCCCCGCAGTTCGAGCCCCCCCGCTGAGGTGACCCGACATTTGCCATTGCTCCTGTGGCGGTTGTGGCCCTCAGCGGGGTTCATAATATTCTGGCGGATAGACGGGCTTGCGGGCAGTGCGGATCTTGTATTCAGGTTTTGCCCCTAATTTTTTTTTATCTGGATCCTTCATCCCCTCACCCCTTTTTTTACCCTGACCACGACCACGACCCCGACCTCGACACCGACCTCGCCCTCGACCACCTCGACCACTGCTGTCTGGAGCATTTGTACCTTATCGCTTCTGCCGCCGCGATGCCCCCCTCATCCTCCAGCCAATCGGCATAAATCAAATAATCGTCTGTTGACGCGAAATCAAAATCGCCCATTAGATTGCCTCGCTAAAAAGTTTATGCGGCCACGGGATCCAGTTGACCCATTGAACCGTCACGGCCCCAACTGGTTCAATCTCCATACCCGCAGCCTTGCCATTTTTGACAAAATCTGATAGTTTTCCGCTATCCGCAACCCAGCTTGCGTCAGCCAAAATTACGGTAAACGGATTCGGTATTTTGACTACACGACCAACCCAATCTTTTGTTACAGTTTGCACGAAAACAACATCGCCTATTTTAAGATCCACCCCTCACCCCCTCACTTTATTATGAGCCATTTTTGAACCATATCCCACGGATAATACCGCTCCCACGGGATAGACATCGCCTCGTTATAGCGATAGCGTACATGACAATACAAACCACCCGTATCAACCAAAACCTCCTGCGCACTCTCCGGAGGCAACCCGCCCCCGCACGCTGGACCCGGTTGCCAAGGCAAGGTCTGGTGGGTGTCGGACATATTTGTCTCCTTTACTTCAAGATTAACCATCGATCTACTTCGCTCCAGTTCCTTTGAGATACCATTCTGTGATTTTCCGAGTATTGCCATATATCACTATTTTGAAACCTGTAAGCCATATTCCATTCACCAGCGGTATTATGCAGTATGGCATTAGTATAAGATTGTCCCGGCAAGGCTTCCGGTATAGTTCCCCCGGCTGCTGGCCCATCCTCCCAGATCGGTATTTTGTCGAGCAGGTTTTGTAATGGAGTGGCCCCAGTCCCGCCCGCTGGCCCCGGCTGCCATGGCAGGGCTGGTTCTACTATATCAGCAATATTCATTCTCCCTCACTTGATTACGAGGTCGATCTTCATAACACAAGTATGGTTCGGGCCCATGTCCATTAATAATAGTAAAATGTCCTTCGTATTTCTGACCAAGCATTCCCCTTCCGCCGTCTTTTACTTTTTCCGGTTGCAAATGCGATGTAGGTACAAACTCCATATAACCGTTTACGAAAACTGCAACGTGATAAAGGTAATAAGTTTTGTTTCTTTTTCCGCGAAAATGATAGCTCCGCAACAAGTCTCCGGGATATATCGGATAGCCATTGGAATCATGTATTTGTCCCGGTTTCGTCCACCAACAAGGTATTGGCCGATCAGGGCTCGAAGGATTTTCAACGGTCATCTAAACACCTCCAATGATACGCCTAGCGATTTTGTAATCTGACGCATAGTTTGAAAAGCCGGTCGGGTAGTCCTGCCGTCCTCAATGCGGGTGACCACACTGGGGAGCAATCCTGACTCCCGGGCCAGCCGGTATATGGTCCATCCCTTTTGCTCGCGAAGGACGCGAAGTCTCTGACCTAATGACAGCTGTTTCATGGGTTCCTCGGATTGCATCTGAGTTAATATATCCATTTGTACACTATGAGTCAACAAAAGATTAAAATAATTTCGTATAAAACTCGAGTTATTTGCCGAGCCTGAAGCCCGCTATTTTTGCAGGCCAAAATAGGCTATAATGGGTAGAAGGTGGGTAGTACCAAATCACCTAAATTGTTTTGTAATCAAGATTTACGGTTCTCCGAGCGGGTCTTCATAAGCCGCGTGTCACAGGTTCAAATCCTGTCACCGCTACTGTCGCAACCCCTATCAGCAAAAGAGATTTTATCTCTTACCCCAGCCCGCTGGGAGTGCCAATAACCCTAAAATAGGTGGGTAAAAATACCCAACTATTCCGGAGGCACCCCTATGGCACGTTCGCCTATCTGGCCGCCCAAACGTCGCGTCCACAAAACCGGCCAGGAATATATCTGTTTCAAAAAACACACTTATTATCTCGGTCAGCCAGGTTCGGCTGAAGCCGACGAAAAATATCGTGCCTTGCTGTTACAGTTGGCTCCTGCTGCTTCCATCGGACTCCCCGTTCCCCCGGACTTGGCTGATCTTACGGTTGAGGATGTTGTCTCCCGGTGGATCGTGGAAGAAATTCCTCGCTATCCTCGCAGTTCCCGCGAGCCTGCACAGTTTCGATATAGCCTAGTCCCATTGCTGGAGTTGTTCGGTACGACCCTTGCAAAAAATTTCCGAGCTGGACAGCTGGAGCAGGTTCAGATGGCCATGGCCAAAACCTTGATTCGACCTGTCGTCAATCGGCGGATTGTCCGGATCCGGACAGTCTGGAGGTGGGTCGAGCAAAAAGGATTGGTCCCACCTGGATCGTGGGAAAACCTGCGCACACTCAGGGGGCTATCTGCATGGGATGCCCGCGTACGTCAGCCAGCCAAAAGGCTTGCCATCACTGAAGCCGATATTACCCGCATTGCAAATGCAGCTCCTGCGGTTGTAAGGGCAATGATCTGGACCCAGTATCTGACCGGTATGCGATCTGGAGAGGTCCGCACAGCCCGGGTAGGGGAAATTGACCGATTAGGCGATATCTGGATCTATCGACCTGCCAATCACAAAATGGCCTATCGCGGCCAATCCCGGGCCATTCCAATCGGTCCCCGAGCCCAAGAGTTGCTAAAGCCTTATCTGCTACGACCTTCGGAGGAGTACGTGTTTCATCCCGTCCTTGAAGCCCGTCGTGGAAATGTCTGTTACAGCGATACCAGCTATGCGCAGGCTTGCAGGCGAGCAGCCCTGTCCTGCGACATCATAGGATTCCATCCCTATTTGCTACGACACGCGGCCAAACAGCATTTGACGGAGCTTTATGGACTGGATACCGCCCGGGCGGTATTGGGACAGCTAAGCCTGGGCACAACCAATCTGTATGGATCAGCTGTCGATCTGCGTGTCGCCATCAATGCAATACAAAAGTCCGGATAGGCGGTTTACGTCGCTTGTTGTTTTTACAAAGACGGTGGACCTTGACAAAAGGTTCACCTTTTTTTATTGAGTTGTTTTGTCCCATCTGACCTGCACATTTTTAACAGTTTCAGTGTACAATCATACAGTACCATAAAAATCGTGAACTATCCGATTTTCCCCAAAACGCTACAATTGTTGCAGCTGCATTTTTCCTCTTTTAGCTGGACCGGATCCATGAATCAATTTTCATTGGATGAACTGATTGCCGTCACGAGAGCGTTCGTTGCCAATCACTACGATGATTCTCCAGATGTCATTAAAATCACAATGAAATCAGGCAAAGAGTTGAGTCTACCAATTCCATCCCGATCTCCCGTTCCGGTCAATAAACCACAAGAGGACTTAGAGGAAGAATGGGAACCATTTATTCCGACTCCATTTCAACGTGGAATTCTTAAAGCCCTTGACGGAAAAGCTCTTCGTACGGACGCTCTTGCTGCTGTCGTAGGGGATCGGTCAAGGTTGTTTCGTCGAGGCGGTTTAAATGAGCTTAGAGATCGTGGTATGGTCGCCAATCATCCTGCTATTGGATTTTACAGGCCAGACGCACCTCCCCCTGAATTGGAAACCACGCTATCTTGATGGTTCAATACCAAGTATACACCTAGTTTGCGACTGAAACGGACCAACATTTTACGCCAAAATGAACTCTCCAATATTCCCGGAGAGTTCAAGTGAATCAATATTACACCCCGACAGAATTGGCCCAGCTGCTCCGACTAAACACCGAGACCATTTATCGGTGGCTACGGCAACAGCGGATAGCGGCCATCAACCTGGGCAGCAGCAATCGCCCGCAATGGAGGATTCCGGAGCAGGCTGTCCGTCAGCTGACAGGGACAAACAAACAAACCGACCCACCACGAAAGCGGCGGGCCGGTAATAAATTCAATGAAGCTGCGTGGAATTTGCTGGCAAAAAGGAGTCGTGGGAAATGCTAGAAAATTTTAATCAACAGGCTCGGTGGATTCATCCATCTCCAGCTGCTTGGTCACAGCCAGCCGAACATACGAAGACATTGACAGCCCATGCCGACGGCTTTGGTGAAACAGCCGTCGGTATAGCTCAGGATCAACACGGAGATCAACCCGATCGCGGACGTCGGATGTTTCGTCCGGCTTTTTTTTCTTGGCCACGGGATCGTCCAGCATCAAGACCATATTTATCATCTCCCCATGTTACCAATTACAGCTCACGTACCCTACAGGTAATTGTAACGCAGTTTACCAGCCTCCGTACGTATTTTCAACGGATTTTTCCCGATTTTGTTCTTGACTGATCCGGGAAACGTACGTACGATTAACAGAGTAAACAACTTTACTCCTATTTGAAAGGAACAGGACATGAGCGTGGTGCATGTTTCTGAGCCGAAAAAAAAGATGGGACCGGAAGAGGCTAAAACCCTCGTTTCCCAGCATGATTTTGGCTATCGCTGGCTGTCAATTGACCCCAATCGCAGCGAATACCCGATGGTCCCGGCGATTTGGATTACCGAGTTCGGTCCCCGTATGCGAATGGTCTTCGACGGATCCGATTGGTTTCTTGATGTCCCAAAAGAGGACCGCCACGAATACCGGCATTTTGGCTTTTATCCTAGTTTGCAGAAATGCCTGGAGGCCGCCGAAATCCATTACCTGATGGAAACCGTCCCCCGATTTTCAATGTGATCACCTTGTTGGTGGTTTTTTCCCGGGGGAATGCTGGCTTGCTCCCCCGGGTTTTTGATGAGTGTTTTTTTAGGAGACTAACATGTCCGCCGCATTAAGTTTGTACGGTTTAACCCACAATCATGCAGGTATGGAATTGATGATTGAGGATGCAATCGATCAGGAGCGTCCTCAGGAAGAGATTGACCGCCTACTACAGGAGCAGCTGGTGCGAGAGGGCCAGATTGAGGCCAAAGTCGATAATTATATCCGGTATATCCGCCATCTCGAAGCCGTAGCTGCTGCGAGGCAGGAGGAATCCGACAGGTTGCACCAACTGGTCCAGTCCAGCATGTCCAAGGTTGCTTCGATGAAGCAGGCCCTCAAAGAGGGCCTGAAAATCTTGGGCAAGCCCAAGTTATCTACCCCCCATCACGAAATCTCTGTCCGCAAAAACGGTGGCAAAGAGCCGCTGATTATCGAGCCCTCCGCAAATCCGGAAAATCTGGATCAGGGGTGGGTAAAAATTGTTGTAACGAAACGGATTGATACGGACCTTATTCGTCAGGCACTGGAAAACGGAGAGGTCCTTGATTTTGCCCATTTGGGCCAGCGTGGGGATCACCTGAGTATACGGTAGAAGATTTGAAGCCTGCAAGCGGTTGTCGTTTGCGATGCCCTGGGGGCGTTTGGTATACGCGCCCCCGGGGGTTTTGACTACTACAGGAGTTTTACCGTGATTCCAGACAATCAAAAATGCCAGACCTGCCGATATGCGGTTGATCATCCCGGTGGAAAAGGCAGCAATACTGAGTGCCACAAAAACCCACCAGTTGTAAAAGTCGGCACCCGATGGGGCCAGTGGCCCGAGGTGGAAAAATACGATTGGTGTGGTGAGTGGCAACCACAAGCATCCAACACAATTACAGGAGCCAATAATGCCAGCTTTGAAGCACTTGGACCAATTGATCGGCAAGGAGTTTCGATTGCCCAAATCGCTATATCCGGTGAGCCATTGTGAGTCACCAGTTTGCCGTCGGCGTGGAGAGCATATCTACCACTGCTGCCATCGTCGTGATGAGGAAAGCCTGCGAAGATCATTTGTGTCGCGGGCGATTGCAGAGGGGAAATCAAGAAGCAGAAAACAGGAGGTTAGTGATGAATAATCAGCTGGTGGTGCAATTTGAGTTTTGTGCCGCTGGAGTTGCGGATAAATCCGAAACCAGTCAGCAAATCAAGTCGCTGTTGGAGCTGCGATATCCCAACGGGTTGATATCTGTTTTTGCAGGCCCCCACAATCGCTGTGCAGTCTGGATGCTGCCAGAGGGCAACAATCCGGGAGAGCTACCACGACGGCAGTTTTTTCAAGCCACCCAGACTTTTGATTATGTGATTCAGAATATCCCGGACATTGCCTGCACGGACGGCGACCACATTGCAACCATTTGGGGGAAAGTAGTGTGACAATCCTTGTTATTGTTTACCTTGCAGGTTTTTTTGCAGGCGGTTTGATAACCCGGGAATACTTCCTGTGGCATATGGAGCAACGTCTGCAACACTGGCAGGACGATCTGGCTCAATTGGAGCGGTGCGAGGCGATCCACCGCGAAAATGAGGAGCTAATCCGTCGGCTAACAACCCCCAAGCTGCCTCGCAAAGCGCAACAAAACTATCGTTACAACTAACCCCCCGTGGAGACAAAAAAAATGAGTAGCAATGTTGTTGAATATACTCCCGATCAGGTTTCTTTAATCAAAGACACGTGTTGCCGTGATGCCAGCGATCTGGAGTTAAAGTTTTTTCTAAACCAGGTGCAGCGGACTCAGCTGGATCCGCTGTCCAAGCAGATTTATGCAATTAAACGGTACGATACGGCTCTTCGTCGCGAGGTCTTGGGTATTCAGGTTGGGATTGATGGCCTCCGATTAATCGCTGAGCGAACAGGCGAAACGGATGGTCAAGATGGGCCATACTGGTGCGGTGAAGACGGCAAATGGGTCGACGTCTGGTTAAGCAATAAACCACCGTCTGCGGCTAAAGCGGTAGTGTACCGGAAGGGCAGGACTCACGCCTATGTCGGCATAGCCCGATGGACCAGTTATTGCCAGCTAACTAAGGACGGTAGCCCCACACGAATGTGGCAAAAAATGTCAGACCTAATGCTGTACAAATGCGCAGAGGCATTGGCACTCCGAAAGGCATTTCCCCATGAGTTGTCCGGGATTTACACTGATGACGAAATGGATCAGGCTATTCCTGTTGTCGAGGAATCGCCTGCAATCTCGCATACTAAAACGTCTGCAATACCACACAAGCATACGCCTGCCCAGATTGCTCACGCTCCCGGAATCCGCAAGGATCAGATGGATCGGCTGGCGGTTTTGATACGCCATCTGGGCGCCAAACCTGTACAGGATTTGATGATCCAAACGTATGAAAAATCCAAGCGGGCTGAGTTGACCGAAAACGAGGCCCGTGGCCTCATCTCCGCCCTGGAAAAGTGGAATCTTGCTGAGCCTGCCCCAGAGCCTATTCCAGAACAGCCTGTCCCCGTAGTACTCGCGAAAAAATTTGAGATAACAGTTAATGATTCCTGGACATTTGATCCGACTCAACCGCCGGACGATGACGGCCAGTTAATCAATACAGGCGCGATGCGAATCGTATCAAATCTGATGAAGCAGGCTAAGACCGAAGTAGGATACAACTTCACCAAAGAGGTCTGCGAGCTTCAGTTTAATGTTGGATCCCTAACAGAGTTGACCCTTTATCAGGCATGGATCTTGATCCATGACCTTACCAGCCGTCTGGATGGAACCGGACAGGAGCAGGAACAGGAGGCAGCGGTATGATTGCCAGGCGGTTCAGGAACATCAAGTGCCCCCACTGCAACGGTAGTGGGGTTGTCGGGAAGTTGCAAGTATGGTCGGAAATTGATTGGATTGACTGGATTCCAGACGGTTCAAATCGCATTACGACCCCTGTTCCGGTGATTGCGGAAATCCGGGATTGTCCTTGTCCGACCTGTGATGGCCGCAAAAAAATTTGAGAAAACTTGAGCTGCCCACCCTAATCAGGTGGGCAGCCAGTGTACCCGAGAGATGTGCTAATTGAGATGGGATGGATGGGATTGAGACCTGTAATTTGATGATAACATTAGGAGCCGAGAATGAAAGCCGAGCAGGTTAGTTATTTGAAAATTGACGAAATTATCGCGGATCCAGATACTCAGGTCAGGGTATCACACAGCGAGGAAAGGGAAATTGAGTATGCCGAGCATTACGCCAATGGAGTGCAGTTTCCCCCGCTGGTTGTGTTTTACAATTCATCTAAAGATCAGGACAACCGCTATTGGTTGTCTGATGGCCACCATCGTTTTGCGGCAGCCAAGCGAGCCGGATTGCAGGTTATTAATTGCAAGGTAAATTTTGCGTCTGGCGATACAAGAGAAGCGGCAATTGAGGCCGCATGTGGTGCCAACGCCACCCATGGTATGCCTCGGACCCGCGCGGATAAACGTCGTACGGTTGAGATTTATTGGAGAACTTTTTGCAAGGGACGAGAAGTGCGCAAATCTTCAAGAATTATTGCCGAAATCTGCAAAGTGACGCAGCCATTTGTTGATTCCGTCCTAAATGATTTAGAAACGACTGATAATAATTATCACTCAAAAATTGAGGGCAAGGACGGTAGAACCTATACTGTCAAACCCAAATCTAAACCCAAGCCAGTTCCCATCAAAATATCTGAATCAATTGATGAACTTGTTGATCAGGAGGAGCCAGAAATTCCCCAAGTGGTTGTTCCTCCTGAGTGCGATATGGAAGGCCATGCCCTTACTTCGGTGGTCAAACCGGCTTTTGAAGTCGTGCCCAAATTTGCAGAACTTATGCGATTGCTGGAAACAGCCGGGAATCTGGTGCAGGCAATTGCAGTGCATCCGGGCGGAGAATTTTTTCGCTTGACCTGCCAGCTGCATGGAAAAAAAGGCAATGCCAAACATCGGTCAGCCGAGCTGGATGAACTGCTATGCAATGTACGCATGAGCCAACCTCATTCGATTTGTGCCCGCTGTCACGGTGTCGGGGAAACCGACTCGGTAAAGTGTATCTCCTGCTGCGGTCGTGGCTGGTGGGACAGGGTAACCTGGACAGGGGCCAGTTCGGAACTCAAATCGGGATTGTCCAAGTGCATATAGATTTTGATTTGATCGTGGCGGACTTTATTGCGGGAGCGTGGGCGGAGGCAATTGCCGAGAATCCGCCCACGCCAAGGAGGGATCATGGTAATGGCGTCAAAGCCAAAATTGATAAGGCCGTACCAAGCCGATGCGATACAAGCAATTTTGAAAAATCTGGAGAGGCATCAATCAACCCTGCTTGAGCTGGCAACAGGGCTTGGAAAGACCTTCTGCTTCAGCAATGTGATCAAAGAATCGCCTGGGCGATGGCTTGTTTTGGCCCACACTCGCGAACTGATTGAACAGGCGGCCAAAGATATCCACGAAAACACCGGCGAACGGCCAGACATTGAGATGGGCTCCCGGCAGGCGTACGTCAATGGCAGTCTGGGGCGGCGGATAGTTGTCGGGAGCGTTCAAACCTGCAAAAGTCTGAAAAGGCTATCGCGGTTTCCAAGGGATTATTTTGACGGCCTTGTCATTGATGAAGGGCATCACGCAGCGGCGGAAACCTATCGCAGGATCATGGGCTATTTTAAGGACGCCAAGCGGTTGCTGGTGACAGCCACTCCCAAACGTGGCGACAAAATCGGGCTTGATGGCTTTTGTGACTCGGTTGCATATCAGTATGGAATTGAGCCAGCCGTCGAAGATTCCTGGCTGGTGCCGATCACCCAGGAGGTTATTAGGGTTGACTCGCTGGATTATTCCAAGGTCAACACCTCCGATAATGGAGACATGAATCGGGAGGAGTTGGACAAGGCACTGAGGGAAGAGGCAGCTTCCCAAAAAATGGTCAGCAGTGCTTTTGAGGTTGTTGGTAATCGGCCAACCATCTGGTTTTGTGCGACAGTGGAGCACGCCCGTTGCCTTGCAATCATACTGGAGCGATATGCGGGTAGTGGCCGGGTGGAATACCTGTCAGGCGAGAGTTCTCCTGATCATCGCAAGATTGTGATTAACAAATATAAATCCGGGGAAATCCAGCATTTGCTGAATTGCGGGTTATTTCTGGAGGGCTTTAACGCTCCTGCAACGTCTGCAATCGTGATGGCGAGGCCGACCAAAAGTCTGGCTCTGTACACCCAGATTCTGGGAAGAGGAACGCGAACGTTGCCGGACACAATTGACGACGCGGCCTGCCTGCATTCGCCCGAGCTACGACGCCAGCGCATTGCTGAGTCTGCGAAAAAAGATGTGCTGGTGATTGACTATGTTGGCAATGCCGGCAAGCACAAAATTGTTACGGCCCGAGATGTGTTGGGCGGGAAATACAGCCCTGAAGTGATTGAATATGCCGGTGGATTGCTTGAAGAATCCAAGGGGGATGTGAGTGAAACCCTTCTTAGGTCCCAGGCGGAAATAGCCTTTTTAGCCGAAGAACGACAGCAGCAGGAAGAAGAAGAGAAAAAGCTGCGAGCTGCCAGAAAACATATTAAAGCAGAGGTTTCCTTCATCCGCACCGAGGTCAGCCCTTTTGAGAACAGTCACGTCGGTAAGGCCCCGGTTGCACCTAAGCCGGTCGAAATGGCAACCCATGGCCAAGCGGGGTATATCGCTAAATTATCCCGCGAAGCTGGCAAGCCCATGACCTACAAACAGGCCTTGCGATTAACCAAAAAAATGGCGTCCGGGGTGATTGCCAAACTCAAAAAGGAGGCAGGTGCCTATGCAGGCAATTAAAGACCAGCAGCCCAAGCGGATTATCCGGTTGCAGGATATTTTAAAAGCCCTGAAGCGACGAAAGCTGTACTTGTTCCTGGACCCGGAAGGAAATATTGCGATAGGCCCGCCGAATTCCGCAGGCATTACCCCTGCCCTTTTGGCAGTGATTTCCATCGAAGACCATTACGATCAATTGTTGAAATTAATCCGGCAAATACCGAGTAGGAGATTGAAACCATGATTAGCAGGGAGGAGTTTTTGTTAAGGTTCCGAGGGCGATTTCTTGCGTACATCATGGATTGCTGGGCACTGAAAAATAAGGCTGAACTTACGAACCTGACTGCCGATCGTTTGGTTCGTGATCTAGACAACGCCTTGGACAGCATATATACTGTTTTTGTACCTCCACCAGAGAAGCAGCCAATTGTTGAAACACCGGTATCCGCTCCCGTTGTTGCACAGGCAAACAGGCCTGCCTTAGCACCCTCAGGCGCTGCACCAGTTCGCACACCCGCAATTGCCCCCAAGCCTATGCCCAATGGCTTGCCCAGAAATAATTACAATTGATCCACCCCCGTTTCTTTTTTTTACAGGAGTTGAATGATGGCCGAAGCAGTATTGGAAAGCGAAAAAATTGAACGCGAGATCCAAACCGGTCGCGTGGTCAAGGATCCTGAGCTAACAGCCATGGACCGGATTTGCCGGATATTGGCGGATTTTGATTTGAATGGACGACGGAGAGTGTTGGATTGGCTTTCGTCAAAGCTGATTCCAAAGGACCTTACCGATACATTTTAAATTTGCTTGATCTTGCGTATCGTGCAGCTATTCAAATTGCACGATACGCTTTTGGTAACACCATAGCCCCGGGTTGGCACAGTGAGCGATCCACTCAGGCAGTGAGGCTTCGGCACCCTGCGGTCGCATCGGCCAAAATCATCGTCGATACCAGGAAGTTTAACCGCCTGGCGAACGGATCGAGAATGGATAGGTGAGAGGCGTTTTACCTATCCGGGTGGGCATCACGGCAGGCACTGGCACCCAAGGAAAGATCCAAGTAGCGTGCTCAAAACCCCGACACGATAAACCCGTGAGCTGGATTAGTGCACCTCTCCAAGGGTGCATTACGCCCTCACTCTGCCCCGGAGCTGGTTTACCAGCGAACGGGGAACGATTAAAGGGGTTTGACTTGACCCCTACAACTAAAACAGGAGCTGGCTTGAATACTACGACCAAAACAACACTTACTGAAGAACAAACGGACATTGTTGACCAAATCATTGAAGGGATTGAAAATGGAATTCTGATCCAGACCCTTGGTGGATATGCCGGGACCGGCAAAACCACCTTGGTTGCCACCCTGCATGAATTGCTGCCAAACTTTGCTGTATGTGCTTTTACGGGAAAGGCTGCAACCGTTCTGGGTAGAAAGGGAATTGCGGACACTTCCACAATTCACTCGCGAATTTACAAGCCAGTCACGGAATTGGATGGAAGTGTGTCGTTTGAATTGCGACATCGTTTTGAAATGAATGGAATTGAAGGGTTTTTGGTGGATGAGGCCTCCATGGTATCGCGGTCTATTTATGAGGACCTGTTGTCTTTCAAACTTCCAATTGTTTTTGTTGGCGATCATGGACAGCTGGAACCGGTTGGCAGCGACATCAATGTCATGGCTAACCCCATGTATCGGCTTGAAACGATTCACCGGAATGCTGGCGAGATTGCAAGGTTTGCCGAGCATTTGCGAGAAGGGAAATTGGCGAACCATTATCAATCCAAGGGCAAAGTAAAGATTATGTACGGCCATCGCAAAATGGCTGAATGGGTGCAATACGAAGCCGATCAAATGATCTGCGCGTTCAATGCGACGCGGGTCAGTTTTAATGATTTATATCGCGAAGCAGCTGGCAGGTCTGGATTGGTTGAGCCAGGTGAGCGGGTGATCTGCTTGCGAAACAACCGGCAGAGCGGAGTTTACAACGGTCAGCAGGGCATTGTTAAAACCGTGAAGTTAAGCAAGAAAATAATGACCGTAGACATGGAGGGAGTTGGAGAGGTTGAGCTGGAATTCTGCCCTGAGCAGTTTGGTCAGGAGAAGCCATTGATTTTACAACCGTACCACGTCAATCTGTTTGACTACGGTTATTGTATTACCGCACACAAATCCCAGGGCTCGGAATGGGGCAGGGTGGTGGTCAAGGAGGAACGATGCAATAAATGGAATCATGTACGGTGGTCGTATACCGCAGCCAGCAGGGCCAAGGATGAATTGATCTGGATTGGTTGATACACAACAAACGGAGGGAACCCGCAATGAAGCAGCAGAAACGAGTGACCAAGATTCAGTTATTGTCCAAAGGGTATCATTGGATATGCAGGGATTACTGGTATGAGTCTTTGTGTGGGTCGTACCGGATCGAGCCACAACTTTTGAGTGATTTTTGCCGAAAGCATACCAACTGGCGGCATGCCGTCCAAACAAAAATTCCCAATTACACGGTTTACACTCCAACCGAATCCAAGGGCTTTACCTCGTTAAAAGAAGCCGCCGCCTTTGCGGAACATGAAATCCTGCAACGGAATCGCGGTATAGCTGAAAGGAACTGAAATGTCACCGATTAACAAGCCAGCCGAAATACCTGTTGAAATACCTGATTTTGCTGAAGGTCCCGTTGGGGTTTATCTTGTTTGCCTAAATGGGGAGCGACGGACATTTCAGCAGGTGCAAGCCGATCTGCAAAAGCTGATCGACTATAATCGCAGCATCAATGCCGGGAAACCTGTCAAAGACAACCAGTCACGAAATGAAGACCTGCAAAAACAATTGGTATTGGCTGAGCAGGCTCAAGCGGAGCCGATGCCCAAGGTGCCGGTGGTTGAGCCGACGGCAACAAACCGCATCAGCAATGTGATTCAGAGGGGAAGCTACAAGAGCCGCATGAGGCCAAGCAACAATTGAGGTGTGCCATGAAAGGGTGGTCCGAAAAGGAATTCACGAAAGCCGTTTTAAACGAAGCTACAAGATTTGGCTGGAGCCTTTCTTATCATCCTTTGCCTGCAACGGTTGCCAAAGGAAAAATCATTACACCCTATCAAGGTAATGGCAAAGGTTTTCCGGATTTGATACTGCTTAAATCAACCTGCGGGATTGTTGCGGAATTGAAGGTCGGCAACAACAAGCCAACTCCGGAGCAGCAAAAATGGCTGGAGGCCTTTCGGGCCCTTGGTTTTATTGCGGAGGTTTGGTATCCACGGGACTGGGACAGGATCGTGAGCCTGTTGTCAGGCGGCAGGGCCAGCAGTTTAGCGGTAAGGATTTAAAATGGCAGCATGGCACCCAGGGTCAGCGACAGGCGGCAGGATTCCCCAACCGAAAGCAGACGCCTTGGTATTGTGCGAATTGCCAGCCGGGCAAACCAGACTGCTGTTGTACCTGGGCAAGCATCAATGGCACTGTTATGAAAAAAATGGCGTATTTTCTGAGTGGCAAAAAGTGATATCGTTTACCGTGTGGCCGAAGCGGAAGGAGCCGAAAATATGATTGCTGATACAACAAACGCCAAGCAATTAGCCGAAGACAATATGGGGCTGTTGAAAAAATGGTGCAAATTCAAACTGCATCATTTGAAAAAACGGCCAAACAGGAAACACAAGCTGCGAAGTCTGGATGAGCTTTTGGCGGACATGTCTGAAGCCTATATGCTTGGGATTCATTCCTATCTGAAAAAAAGTCCGGGCAATGAAGTTAGCCTGGGCACATGGATCTGGAACATGCTGAACTGGGAATGGTTTCGGCAATGCCATCGGGAAAGGATCGTTCCATTTTCGGCCAAGGAATTTATAAGCCAAAAGGAATTGGACGATTCGGAAAAGCAGTCTCATGTGTGGTCGATATCAGATGTCGACATGAAAATTCTTAAAAATTTATCCTATCAGCCCAACATAATTGAGGAGATGGAAAAGCGGGATCAGAAAGCCCAGTTTGAAGCTGCTCTGGTAATGGTTCGTGGAGGACGGCGACGGTTGCTGGATAAATACCTGCAAGGAGCATCGTATGCGGAGCTTGGCAGGGAACTGGGAGTGAGCAGGCAGGCAATTGAGCAGCGTATCAAAATTATTATCGAAAGGATCAGCGAACATTTAACAAAGGAAAAACATGAGAAAGAAAAAATCACTGTGCAAGCACAACGGCCTGTTAGGGTTGCCCCACCTGTTAGACAAGGTCAATCTGTCAATACGACAGTTGCTGGAATTGCAGGATGGTGGGAGGTGCAAATATAGTCAACGTGCATATCAGGAGTGGCGAAAGCATATGCGAATCGCCATTCGTGCAAAAGTGGCAGCAAGGCGTATCCGGGAAACCTTTAAAGGGGTAATTGATTATGTCCAAGAATTCGGAATCGATGAATGATTTGACCGATGATTTGATCATGGAAGTGATTGAAGATTTGAAGGCCAGAATCAAAACAGGAAAAAAGAAAAAGCCGGTCCAGCCTGTTGAGGATCCTGATGATAGTTATACCGCTAACTATTCCGAAGATTACGAATTTAAAATCGTTCCCGACCACGACGATGGTGGTGATGATGAATCGATCTCCAATCCCAGTCATTATAAAGGACATGGAGAAATTGATTGCAAGACAGCAATGCAAGCAATGGTCGGCGGGCAAGGGATGGAAATTTTCTGGAGGCTCGCGGCATTGAAATATCTTTGGAGGTACGACAGGAAAAACGGCAACGCTGACATCAACAAGGCCATCCAGTGCCTGTACAACCTAAAGGAACAATACCTCACCAATAAACGATAGGGGTAAATATGACAACAGTAGGAGACCAACAATTTGAAGTGGAAATGCGTCGCAATCCTCGGGATCAATATGCACGATTGTTGTACGCAGACTGGTTGGAAAGCGAGGGGCGAAATGAGGACGCCATGTTTATCCGGTGCCTGCATAAGCTCGCCACTGAGAAAGTAAAACGGGTGTCCGACAGGCGTGCGCTCGAGAATCAACTGAGGCAACTGGCATTGTCTCGACAATTCCGCCCCGGTCCATTTTGGACCAATTGTATTGGGATGAAATTTGCTTGGGTCCAAGATGATCTGCATTATCCTGCGGGCGGATTCTGGCTGGGAGTATATCCTGTAACTCAAGCCCAGTATTTGAGGGTGAAGAAAAATAACCCCAGTTTTTTTAACAAAGAAGGCGTTGATTTAAATGGATATCCTGTTGATGGTGTTCGATGGGGCGATTGCTATGAATTTATTCACTGGCTGGAATTATTGGACAAATATAACAGATATGAATTGCCCACCCCATCAGAATGGGTAACAGCCTGTTCCGGAGGAATTCATTGCAGCGACTATTGGTTCAGGGATTATCCGTTCAAATATGCAAATGTTTATACTGGGATACCCCATAATAATACAACTCCGGTGGACAAATACCCGGCCAACCCGTTTGGCATCAAAGACATGATTGGAAATGTGTGGGAATGGTGCAAGACAGAGCCTAATGAAACAATGTGGCGACCGATTATGGGGCCCAGTTGGGCTTACCCTGCAATGGCTCCAAAAGCACAATTAAACAGGTCGCTAGGTCAAGGTAATTCCGCCAATACGCATGTTCTTTCCGCCGACATTGGTTTCCGGATCAAACTGGTAAACATTATCCCTACAGTCGTTGACAAGGATCAAAAGCCTTGCTAAAACAATAGGACCAACTTCAAAGCTGGTCTCCAGCTAGGACCGGTGGACACCACGCCACCGGTCCTGTGCGTTTGTGCAATCACTTTTTGGATTCGGACAATCGCTTCCAAACAAAATCCTGGGCATTATTTCCAAACCGGGCGACTCCGGTAATAGTGGTACCATCAGCCGACACGATACCGACACGTACCTGCGGTTCATAACCGGCAGGCTTGAAATAGGTCAGTTTGATCTGCAAGACTCCCTGATCGGATAAGGCCCCTGTAAAGGTCCAGTTGACAACGCCATCCTTGCCCTGATACTTGCAGCTTCCCGTGACATGCCCATCGTCTTTTTGTTTGATATTCAGGGTGATGTTGTTTTCCGTTCCATCGGACCATTCTCCTGTAATGTCAATATTGACCGGCTTGGCTGCAATCGGGTTTCCTGCTTTGCCAGCAGCTTCGAGAACCAGTATGGTCCGGCCATTGTGCCTGGACGTTCCTGAGACCACAAACTCTTTCAATCCCAACACGCTGGGCCATTGGCCGCCGCTGATGAACTTGTCGTCGGTCAGGCCAGCCGTCTTGCATTTCACCAAAGCCGTAGCCGTGGGCCCGTTGGCAATCCGGGCTTCCTTGAGCTGCACCAGCAAGGTGCTATCGTCAACCACGGACAAAATCTGCAGATCGAGGAAATTGGTTAGCCCCTTGGCACCAACTTTTAGATTGTCGACAATCAGCTGTCCAGGCGGAGCTTTCATCGCCTCCACGCGGGCTTTCATGTCCGCGATTTCTTTCGCGTTCTGGAACCGTTGTTGAGATGTCACTGAACTGGCCAGCAACAGTAGCAGGAACAAGGCAATCGTTCTCATAGGATGTCTCCATGCGGGGTAAGGGAATGTAACATGCTTTCCATTTTGTCGAATAATCACGGTAACGCTATATTTTTTTTAAAGGTGGGGTAAAATAAGGATAAATGAAAGGGAAATTATGGCCACAAAGAAAACCACATCTGAACCAGCTCCCAAAAACCGCAACCTGGGAATCCGTCGCGTCCGCGTAGCGGATATCGAAGACGCCCCTTGGAATTTTCGTACCCATCCTGAAGGGCAGGCAAAGGCCCTGGGCGACGTTGTTGATGAACTGGGATGGTATGGCTATCCTGATGTTTACGAAACCGCAGACGGGCTCCTGCGATTGTGTGACGGGCATCTGCGCAAAAAGATCTTGCTGGACAAGTATGGACTTGAAGCTGAAATTGAAGTGAATATCACCAACTTTGATGAGCATGAAGCGAAAAAGGCGACACTGACCAAGGATCCGCTGGCGGCCATGGCAGAGGTGGATGCGGAGCAGTTAGACGCCTTGCTTCGCGAGGTGCAAACAGAAAGCGAAGCGATCGGCGGAATGCTGGAGGAAATGGCCAAGTCTGCGGGCATTGTGCCGGAAGAGGGGCCAGCTGCGGATCAATCCGGGCTGTTGAAAGAAAAATATCAGATCCTCATTGACTGCGAGAGTGAAACACAACAAGCGGAGCTACTCGAAAGGTTTCAGGGGGAGGGGATCGAATGCCGGTCATTGATGTCGTAAACAAGGTCGAGGTAACCAAAACGCCGCGATTGATGCAATTGAACGGGCTGTTTGACGTTGCCATTCCCGCTGTCAGCGAATGCAGTTGGAAAATTGATTTGCCGATTGAAAAGGATGACTGGAACATCGGATTGATAGTTGGGCCCAGTGGATCAGGCAAGAGCAGTGTTGCCAGGACATTGTTTGCTGATCAATACGCATTAAGCCACGATTGGCCGGCCAACAAATCAATCGTGGACGGTTTCCCTGCAAGCATGTCGATCAAGGAAATTACGCAACTCCTTTCGTCTGTTGGGTTTTCCAGTCCACCCAGTTGGGTGAGGCCTTATTCTGCCTTGTCAACAGGGGAGCAGTTTCGCGTGACAGTGGCCAGAGCGTTAGCGGAATGCAGCGATTTGGCGGTTTTGGATGAGTTCACGAGTGTCGTAGACAGGACGGTTGCCCGGATTGGTTCGGCAGCCGTAGCCAAAGCAGTCCGGATACGCAAGCAAAAATTCATCGCAGTGACCTGCCATTACGATGTGGCTGACTGGCTTCAGCCGGATTGGATTCTGGAGATGCCAGACGCGGTGTTTACCCGGAGGTTACTTCAACGACGCCCGGCAATTCAACTGGAAATCCGGCGAGTCCATAAAGACACTTGGCACAAATTCAAGCGTTATCACTATCTGAGTTCATCAACATCCAGTGCCGCTACCTGTTTTGCTGGCTACGTCGATGGCAATCCTGTTGCTTTTGCGTCCTGCATGCACGTCGTAAATTCCATGGGCGGAAATTGCGAATTGCGAACGGTCTGCCTGCCGGATTGGCAAGGGATCGGCATTGGCAATGCCATCAGTGAATTTGTGGCAGGCGTCATGCGTGCGGTTCATAAAAACTATTACAGTGTCACTGGCAATCCAGCCATGATTCGCCATCGTGCCCGCAGTCCCCTTTGGGTGATGACACGAAAACCAAGCCGAAACACTTCAAAACATAACAGTTGCGAACAGATTAAATTAAACAAATCTGTTGCTTCCGATCGTTTGACCTGTTCCTTCAAATACGTTGGGCCTCCCCGGATTGATGACGCCAAGCAGCTCGGTTTGCTTTGCGGCAAATCATAGTCGCGATTGATGCTGTTGCAAAAACTCGGAAGGCGGCATCCAGAGCAATTGCTGTCCACGACAGTAGTACGGTTTGACCGGCCTGACGTTAGCCAAGATCCAGCAACATGGCCCAATCTTGAATGGATTAGCCGGAACGCTTTCAGCTGGCAGGCAATCAATCAAATCGCAAAGGCCAATAATGGCCCCAAAGACCAGCTGCTCTTTGGGAGGGAACTCGCAAGGCTTATCGTGCCCGTTGTTGAAGTAAAACAATTTCTGCCCGGCATGAATGGCCAGCGGGCCACGGTAGGGCGTCTTCCATGTGCGGTTCTCAATTCGCTTTTGCCCATGAACGATTGCCCAAGCCCACGGTTGCAGGATGGTTAATGCCTTCACTTTTTCACCTCCTGCTGTAATTGCTCCAATAGTTTGCGCGTGGCGGCAGAAGGTGTACGCCTGCCGTATTCCCACTGCTGGTAGGTCCGCAGATGGACGCCAAGCCTTTCGGCCATTTTCAGCTGCGTGAGGTGTAGTTTTTGACGAAGGGCTAAAATTTCCGGAGGTTTCATTTGACACGCTTTCATTTTGGTGATATTAAACTGATGGCACTCGTTAGTCTCCGATGCCAACAGCCCCGCCTGGAGTGCAATCCGGGCGGGGCATTTTGCTTTTACCTACTGCTGCCAGTCGGCATCAACGATTGCAGCGGGCGCATCCCATCCCGCCCCATTCCACCCGTCCTGGAACATCAAAGACCTCCCCGCATTCCATGCACTCAGTTAAAGGGCATGGGGGCGGATTAAAGGCTTCTTTTGCCTGTTCCCACCTGTCAAAAACATCGAACTGATAGCCTTCCGAATAGCCGACAGAAAAAACAAATACCGTTTTGTCCTCAGTATCTAGTCGCAATCGAATTTTTTCTATTTTTCTGGGAGAAAAACCACCGTTGTAATTGCCGATCTGAATTTCTTTTTTTTCCAAAACATCACGGATCCGACCTAACCAGGCTGGTATGGTTCCTCCGTCGCTATCCATGACCGTGCTGACAAAATTAGATGCTTTAAAGCTTACGGGAGAATCCTCTATTTTTGTTGGAATATCGTGCAACATATCGTATTCTTCACAAATTTCACGAACGCTTAAAAACCTGATTTTTCCATCTGACCAAATTGAGCGTCCGTGTTCATTGTGTATTAATTCGGCATCAATAACAAATTCTTCAATTTTAGACAATTCGTCTGATAAGGTTTTACCGATTTTATATTCTTTCAAAGTCTTATTCCAGCTGTCAGTCAACAACCTTGCAACTTCTTCGCGGGTTTTAAAAATCCTATTGTAAATTTTGTAATAGGTAGCCATCTGATTCCTTTTCGTAAAAATCGAATTTGTAAAAGTTTTTGATGAGTTCAGCAGTGTTATTAATAAGTGTTAGTTTTGCCCTTGTTTGCTAACACCTGACTAACTCCACGGCAGCAAGCAAGGGATCCGGGCCACTTGCCTCCAGCGGCATCTGCTCCAAAAAACCTGATGCGGTTTGCCGTTCATGAATTCCCAGGCGATAATTTTCCACTCTTGCCCAGGTGGTGGTTGCGCTGGCAAAAAATCAAACGATGTCGGCGACAGATGCAGGGCGAACGGATTTTGAGACCCATCATCAAAAAGCAGCTCAACCGCTTCAGGTAACCCCATATCGGGCCATGGCCCGCGAGACAGGATAACCTCTTTGCCTGTCCGCATTTCCTTGATGACTGCCCGTTGCGAATCCGGTATCAAAATCCGGATTGCACCGGCATTGATCGAGCAGAAGACCTTGCCTGCCCGGTTGTATTCGCTGTCCCAGTAATTGGACGCAGCGATTAACGGGCCATCGTTGCTGATTTCAATTAAAGCCATTGTTTAGTCTCCGAGTTTTACAAGGTGTTTTACAATTCAAAATCAACCCGATTCCACTGCTTACACAGCTTTTCCAGAAATTCCTTTTGTTCGGGTGCCAAGGTTCCATGATTCCATTTGACTGAGCCTGGGCGGTTGTAGCGGTCACCAGTGTGGTAGTAGGTGAGCCTCTCACGTTTCCCGTTGCCGATATAAATCCTTTTTTCGGCGTCCCTGCTCCAGACCTTTAGGCTATCGCCGGACTGAATGACCCCCTTGAAAAGTTCGCGAGCCTGAGCCGCGATTTTATCTTTTTCCTCCCACAGCTTGCGGGTTTTTTCTGCTTCTTGGGCTTTGGTCTCGGCTTCAGCCTCTGCCTTTCGTTTGCGTTCAAATTCGTCTTGTTGGAGCCGATTAAGTTTTTTGAGCAGCATCCGGGTATTTTCGTAGCGATTATCAATCCAGAATTTAGCGTCGGCTTGTTGCAGGACCCAAGCTGCTGCTTTGGTGTGCTGGACAGGCAGGCCATTTCCTTCCAGCCAGTCAGCCAGCAATGACCAAGCGAATAAATCAAAAGGGTGATCGGAAAGGTTTTGAATCAGCTCCGATCCAACAGGATCGTTGGATTCAAAATCGGTAGTCCATTTCGGCAGATCCTGCAACAACTCCTGCCGGACTGATTCAGCCCAGCTGCATTGTTTTTCGGATCCGATCAGAACAGGCAGATTGTTTTCCGCTGCCCATCGTTGGGCCGCAGAATTTGCGGACGCCTGGCGTTCGCTTCTGATTTGCTCCAGGCAGGCCGGGCAATGGCCGCTGGACTCCAGCCACTCAACTCGCTTTTGTCGCTCGGACGTTTTGCCGAAAAGCCGTTCCGTGCCGGCATGGCCGCAGGAATAGTTGATCGTGTATTGAGCCATGATACGCAGTCTCCGATTAAGAGGGCCGGGTGCAACCGGCATGGTTAAAGAAGCGGACAAGAAGCCCGGCCACATGACCGGGGGCGAACTTGGTTGAATTAGTCTTGAACAATTTTAATCATTAGATCTTGCGCAATATCCCAGCGTACCAGGAATTGAGAAGTCCCTTCATCCATGGGATGGTTCGATTTGTAATAGCGACGGTGAAAACCAAAATTCAGGCGTTCGCTAAGACCTTTTAACTCAGAGCGATAATGCCCTTTGGCCCGATCGATTAATCTCTGATGCTCGAAATCGTATTCTGGTTGTCCCGATTTTTTTACTCCGATAGGGTCCTTGCTGCCGACGACCCGTAAATACTCCAGGTACAACTTATAAGCATCTTTGGCTTTTTGAACAATTTCATGAGTAATTTCAATTTCGGCAACTTTCAATAATAGCCGGCTTAATTTTCGCTCATGTTCAGCCATATCGCTATTGCCTTGTTCTTCCAACCAATCCGCATATATAGACCGGACCAAAGGATTGGAGGGTTCTTTTTTTACTAAATCGCCAATATTCATCCCATTTTCTCCTGTTTAGCCTGTATTCAATGACTACATTTTCAATTTTAACATCATCCCAAATGTCTGCAAGTCTAAAAATCGGGAAATTTAAAAAAAACTTGGTTTGAAAGAAACCCGGGGCGAAAATGCCCCGGGCGAGGGCGGTTGATGTTAGCTGGCCATTGCGATTTGGAGGGCGGCAGCATATGCCTGTTCCTTCATCCGGCTAGCGGATCCCATCCAGATTGAATTGAGGCGGTTGTCGTCCTTGGCCTCCCGGGTCTTGCCGAAAACCGTCATGGTATGATCGGCATATTCCGAGACAGCGTTGTAAGCTGCCCAGATGGACCCGGCCATGCCTTTAATGCGGTTCCGTTCGTTCTCAAAATTCTCGGCGAAGACTTCCAGCAATTTCTTTTGTTGCTTTTCAGCCCTGTCAGCGACCATTTTGGCAAAATATTCCCCGAGCTGCTTTTCGGTCAGCTGCTTGCGGGCCATTGCCTGAACCTCCCCGCAAAAGTCATCGACACGCCGAGCAATGATTCCCAGGTTGGTCCTTGCTTCGGAAACCCGACGGTCCAGTGATTCAGTGTGCCAGATGGTTATGCCTTGCGAACCGGCTTTGCGTAAAGCAAGGTTTAACGTGTTCTGACATACAACCCGGACGGTAGTTGGGATCATCCGGAGAGCGGAAGTCCCGTCGTGTGAATTGGTGAGCAAGATATAAGGGTTAATAACATCATCCTTCACTGCCCGGACTTCAGATGGAAGGCGGGCCATCATCCAGACCCGCTTGCCACCTTTCAGGGCCCCGGCCGTTTCAAACATGGCCAGCTTCTCGCCGACGATTGCGTCCATAAAATCGAACGCCTCCCGATTTTGGAAAGGCCTGTAAAAACCACCCACAACGCCCAAGCTGGCCCCGGTATCCTGTCGGGAAACCGAATAAGTGGACGGAATAGTAATCAGGCCACCATCATGCGATTTGGTGTAGACATCCTGCAACTGGACCTCCCAATCCAGCCCGGCCAGCTTAATCGCTTCAGCCGAGGTTTGAGCTTCGGCAACATTGATTCCAAGCCGATGCCAGGGCATTTCGCCGGCGGAAAACATTGCAGCGCGTCCAGTTGCCATGTCGAGTTCGTGAGCCATGTCCAAGTCTCCTTAAAAGTGATGTTACCGGGTGCAACCGGCCTGTTTATTACTTGTAGTCTTTGACTACATTTTCAATCTTAATCGAACACCGGGACGTTACAAGAGCAAAAAGACAAAAAAACGGAAAAAAACCAAAAAAGGTTTGTTTTGCCGAAAAAACCAATGGATTGATCCGGCTTCAAACCGGGCAAACGAGGCCGCTATATATTACAAGGTGGAAATTGCAGGTTTTGCAAGAATTCATCAAGTTCTTTTGCTGCTCCAAGATCGACCGTGATTTGATCTTGTCGTTTTTTTGCAGTGTTCTTTACGGTGGCCGACCTGGGGACAGGCCTGGATTTTTGTTTACATCAGAGGAAAACGATACCGGAGGTGGCAGGGGCGTTGGAAAATCGACGGTGGTGCTAGCAGCAAGCCAGCTATTCAATGGGCATCTCAGCGCAGATACCAACGAAAAAAACTTCGACAGTTTAAAAACCCGTTTGTTAAGCCCGGGTGCCATGAATCGAAGGATTGTTCTTCTGGACAATTGCAAGAGCGACCATTTCAGCAGCGAGGGAATGGAATCCCTGATTACCGAAACCACAATTTCGGGCAAGCAGCTTTACTTTGGAAACGGTTCCCGACCAAACACCCTAACCATTGCCCTGACAGCGAACGGAGCTCGACTGAACAAGGATATGGCCGACCGGATTGTTCCTGTGGTTTTGAGCAGACCCCAATACGACCCTACTTTCAACAAGCGATTTTCGCAGTTTATCGAAAAGAACCGTTGGTTCATTATTGCTGACCTGATTCATCTCCTGGAGCAACCTTCCAGGGAAGTGGCCGAACGCTCCCGATGGGCGACTTGGGAACAGGATGTTTTATCCAAGGCAAGCAATGAGCCGACCAAAGCTATCACCACTATTATCGAACGCCGAGGGAATGTGGATGAGGATCAGGAGCAGTGCGATTTGGTTGCCGATGCGATACGGCAACAGCTCCGAGACAGACACCATGACCCGGAGATTGAAAAGGTTATCATTCCTACAGAAACATTGGCCAAATGGCTTGAAAGCATAACCGGCGCGAAAAATGTCATTGCAACGGGAAGAGTTCTTTCCAGACTAAAAATCCCGGAACTGGACAAAGGCCGGAGCAATAAAAAAGATCGACTTCCCGGCTACGTTTGGTGCGGAAAAAATTGTCCAGCAAACCGAACCATTACTTCATTGAATGTTTTGAATAATTAGCCCATGTCAAGGATGACATAGATTTTTTCCTTTGTATCCCAACGCGCGAAAAAGAAAAAAAATAATTCGGTGATAACAGAAAAATTCATTTTTGATTTTTAGGAAGTAGGCACAAATGAAAAAATCCCTGACATCCCTGACATCCCCGCCAGCCGACAATAACCCGCCGGACAAAAGGTGGAAGTTTCTTCTGGAGGTGGAAGACATTTCCCATGAGGGGACAGCCTGTTCACCAACATTCAACCGACTCCGAATCGTGTTGAAAAACCTTTTACGCGCTCATGGTTTCCGGTGCAATGACATCCGCGAAAAACCAAGCGACACATAACAGGAGCCAAAAATGTAGCTTAATCCGGAGTTTTTTAACGCCTTCAAAAAGGTTTTAGCGAAGGCAAGCAGGTGGTAATATTACCACCCGCTACAAGCTAATGAACAACGTGATCAATTCCAGTCGACTGATAATTATTATCAGTCGACATAAACCAAGGAGTTGCGTGGCGTGTTTTTCATTTCAACAAAAATGATCAATTTACTATATATTTTGCAAGGTAGGTTTATAATCAAATTATCTGTTGGAGGAGGACTTCAGCCGTGCCTACCGGACGACCTACAAAACTTGACGCCAATGTGATCGCAGAAATGCGGCGATTGCTTCCGGTGGTCATGTACATTGACAGCGTAGCTGGCTATTTGGGTGTGACACGTGTCACGATCCATTATTGGGTTAAAAGGGGTCGGGCTGAAGCCCTGAGGCTGGAAAAAGCCAACACAAAGCCGAAAGAATCGGAAGCCCTTTACCTTGAATTTTTTAACACCTATCAAAAAGCATTGGCTCAAGGTGAGCTGGCAGACTGCCTTGCAATCAAACAGGCGAGCCAAACGGAGTGGCAGGCAGCAGCCTGGCGATTGGAAAGGCGATTTCCAAAGCGATGGGGCAGAAAGACTCCTGTAGTTGAAATTAACAACCAAACCAATACTACAAAAGTGGACGTGTGGCAGGTCCTGACCAATCAGGCCAGCCAGCCCAAACAAATCACTGTCGAAGAGGAAATGCAGCTACTTCTGGAGGATAACACGAAAAAAACGGCAGGCAGGAGCGAGCAACAACAACAATCGTCGTGACATCCCGCGCTTTATTTTCGCAGGTGCCGTATGACCCAAGCCAATTCCATCGTAGTTGATTGCCCTGTCTGTTTCCGAACAATCTGGTCCAACACAATTTGCCATCATGGCCAGATACCACCATTGACGCCACCCACCGCAGAACAAATCCGGCAGCTAAACAAAAAATATGGGCTAAAACACAAAGGGAAGCAAAAGGGAGGTGGTCATGGTTTGCCCACCTGACCGCCTGCGACGATTGCCGGACCGTGCCTGGCGAAAACGGGTAGCAACCGTGACCTACATCCACAATGGGACCATCTGGCTTAGCGACTTCTTTGGCACACTAGGGCAATGGGAGCAGTATCAGGATGAATGGGTCCGGCCAATGGGATGGCGGGTGATTGATATTATGTGGCGGGAGAACCATGGACCTGCGTGATATCCTGGCACTGCATCGGTATCGCGATGATCCTATCGGGCTGGCGGAGTCGCTATGGCCACACGCAAGGTTTTACGCCAAGCAGCGAGAGTGCATTGAATCCGTTCGCGACAACGACGAGACATTCATTGTTGCGGGCAACATGCTTGGCAAAGATTACCAGGCGGGCTTCATCTGCCTATGGTTTTTCCTGACTCGCCACCCCTGTCGTATCGTAACCACCAGCGTCAAGGACGACCACCTTCGAGTTCTTTGGGGCGAGATTGGCCGGTTTATTTCCACCTGCAAAATCCCACTGGATGAGCGTGAGGGGGGAATCTTGCGAATCAATCACCGCGATATCCGCAAAAGCGTTAACAACAGGAAATGCGACATTTCTTATCTGGTTGGAATGGTCAGCAAGTCCGGCGAAGGTATGGCTGGCCATCATGCCGCCAACACACTGGGAGTGATTGATGAGGCTTCTGGTGTAGACGATTTGGTTTACACGCAAATGGACACCTGGGCCAAAAGGAAGCTGGTTTTCGGTAACCCGATGAACACCACCAATTTTTTCTACCGCGCTGTAAAATCCGGTAACTTGCAGGAAAAGGAGGCTGTCAATGGTTGATCAAACTTTGTTGGTGCTGATGCAAGCGGAGCTGGACCAGGGCAATTTCCATGGAGCAGGCGTTTTTCGCAGGCTGCACAGCGCAATTGCCCAAGTGAAGGGACTGGATGATCCAACCTTCAAGGATTTTCTAGTCACCCCACTGGATTCTCTATGGGACCATCCGGCTTTACTTTTAGGGGATTTGAGCTACAGCAATTTTTGGTATTCCCGCAAATTAAACAACGGCTAAAAACGTATGGAGTCACCAAAACAACGGTATTACCGCAAGGTGATCAAAATCTCCGCCACCGATTCGCCCAATGTCCAGCTGGCCTTGGAAGAAAAGCGACGTGGCCTGCCGGTCTCCAATACCATGATACTGCCAGGCGTCATTGACTGGTACCAATATCAAAAACGGCTGCAAACATGGGACCCGATTCGCAAATGTATTGGCTTGGACGGCGATTTTTACGAGGGTTCGGAGGTTTTGCTGTTCCCGCCATTGTGGCTTAATCGCGCTGAAGAGGTTGCGGTGGAAAACCGCAAGCGGACACGACACGCGAGGGCCATGGGAGTCGATCCGGCTGAAGGCGGCGACAGCAGTGTCTGGACAATCGTGGATGAATGGGGAATAATCAAACAGATCAGCATGAAGACCCCCAATACGGCTGTGGTCACCGCTGTCACCATTAAACTGATTCATGAGTTTCACGTTTCCCCGGAGCGAGTGATGTTTGATCGCGGCGGCGGCGGAAAGGAACACGCGGACAGGCTGGAATCGCAAGGTTACCGCGTGCAATCCATCGGCTTTGGCGAAACTGTGACATTGGCTCCCAAAAGAGGCCTACGACAGATTGACGAAAAAATTGAACTGCTGGAGGAACGCTACGCCTACAAAAACCGTAGGGCCGAAATGTATGTCGGGCTAAGCATGTTGCTGGATCCTGACATTTCTCCCGGCTTTGGCATTCCTGCAGAATACACGGAATTGAGACGGCAGTTGGCACCTTTGCCCAAATGGTACGACCCTGAAGGTAGATTGTTTTTGCCACCCAAGAAACGGGCCAGCGGAGAGCGGGAGTCCGACAAGGTCACCATCGACAAACTGATTGGCTGTTCTCCAGATGAGGCTGACAGCTTGGTATTGGCAGTGTACTCCATGCAGAACAAGCCGCGACGAAACAAGGCAACGGCTGTGTGAAAAAAGGAGCGATATGAAAGGTACGACAAAAAAACGTCAAACCCATTGTCGTAGGGGCCACCTTTTGACCTCGGACAATGTGTTGTCGTTCACACCGCGAAACGGGCTGCCCTACAGGACCTGTCGCACATGCAGGACCTTTACCACCCGTCAATGGCACGCCAATCGTCGCAGAGGGCGGGCCTGCCACCAATGTGGCGAACATGCCTTGGCATTGGTGGACGACCTATGCCGGGCCTGCAAGGATTATCAGCAAGGAGTTGGTCGCAGACGGGCCAATCTGGTTAAATAAACGGTAAGCAATCGCAATGGTTCCACCCCCGCAGGAGTACGGCTGAACCGCATTCCTTAGAGGACCTGACCGATGCCAACCGAACGCAAGCAGTTGTCCCTGAACGAGCAGGAATTGAGCAGGCTGGAAAATCTGGTCGCCAATGCCTGGTATTCTCGCGAGCAGTTTTTCACCCGATTCATGGATCCCCGTCGCAACATCGACGACGATTGCGGGTACCCCGGACCGGATGAATTGCTGGCCAATTATTATCGGGACCTATACGACCGCAATCCCATTGCGGAACGGGTTGTCCAGCTTTTTCCCAAGGAATCATGGCAGGTCACCCCGCGCGTTTATGAGTCCGCAAAAAGCAAGATTGAGACGCCTTTTGAAAAGGATCTGGATCAGCTTGGCCGGAGCCTTTTCAATTCCAATGGCAGCAAGTCTTGGCATGAGGATGAAGTCGGTTGCCTTCTCTGGACCTATTTGCTGAAGGCGGACATCCTTTCCGGGATCGGTGTTTACGGCATTATTTTGTTGGGCCTGAATGATGGTCTCCTGCTGGAGCAGCCTGCCTACGGGGCCCCTCCGGATGGCCAAAGGAAGGACATTACCGGCATCAGCCAAGATCAGTCCAAGGATATTTATGGCGGGAAATTACCGCAGGACTTCGAGAATCCTTTCCCCCAAAAAATCGGCACCGATGCCCAATATTTCCGGACCCAGTTCACCCCACCTGAAACAACCAAGCGATCGGGCAAGCCGGAATTGATGTTTCTGCGTGCCTTCGATGAATCCCTTGTGCAAGTGGTGCAATACGAAGCCAGCTTGGCATCTCCGCGATTTGGCCAGCCGGTCATGTATCAGGTGACCTTGAACGACCCCCGCCAGCCTCATTCCGGAGTCGGCTTACCTCTGGCAACCGTGCGGGTACATTGGAGCCGGGTAATCCATATCGCGGATAATGGCGACCTCACCAGCGAGATTTTCGCCAAGCCACGCATGAAGCCCGTTTTAAACAACATCCTTGATCTGCGGAAGCTCTACGGCGGTAGCGCGGAAGGCTATTGGCGAGGAGCTTTCCCGGGCCTGTCGCTGGAAACGGTTCCCCAGTTGGGTGGCGATGTCGATGTCGATCAGAACGCCATCCGGGACATGATGCACAAATACACCTCGAAACTGGATCGGTTCTTGGTGCTTGTCGGCATGTCCGCCAAGAGCCTTGCTCCCCAGGTTGTCGACCCGACACCGCAAATTGAAAAGCAGATCGAAGCGATTTGCATCGAACTGGGTTGCCCGGTTCGCGTTTTCAAGGGAAGTGAAAGGGGCGAGCTGGCCAGCACGCAGGATGATTCGGCTTGGAATGACAGGCTGAAACACCGCCAGCAATTTTATATCACCCCGAAAATCATTGTCCCTTTCATTGATCGGCTGATCAAACTGGGCATCCTTTCTGAGCCCACCGGCTACAAGGTGGAATGGCCGGATCTGGATAGCAGCACTGACAAGGATAAGGCAGGAGTCATGCTGCAAAAGACGCAGGCCTATGCGGCTTATGTGGCTGGCAATGTGGAAACCCTGATTCCGCCGCATGAATTCATGACCAAGGTTGACAACTTCGATGAGGATACTGCTTCAGCGATCCTGACTGAAGCGGTGGAAGAAAAGGAGGCCAAAGAGCAGGAAGATCAGGACCTGGCGGATGAGCATGGCATGATTCCAAAGCCTCCGGAAGGTTTCCAGCACGCACCGCAACCGCCGCAGCCACCAACCCCCAAGATTCCGGGTGTTCCTACGCCAGCCCCCAAGATTCTTGCACCTGCAACCCCAAAGCCGGTATCGGAGAACAGGAGGCATCTGGAGCAGGAGCTCCAGTTTTTTCGCGATTCGCAACGAGTTCAACGAGGACGCCATCGTTCGCGATGAAAAAGGACGATTCGCTTCGGGAGGTGGCAATCACGATGCTGATAGCTCGCCAAAATCCTTTTATGGGAAAACCAAAGCCGTTTTTTCAGCGGCAGGAAAAGCCCTTTACAACACCATGCCCAGGTCGGTGCAAAAAGTGGTCGACCTTGGAAATGCCCTGCATCATGCTGCCGACAAGTTCTACGACACTAATCAGCGCTTAGCCACGGAGATTGCCAAGCAGCTAGGACACGATGATCGGCATATTGAGCGGGTCGGCAAAATCCTGTCCCGGGTCGATGCAGTCTCCCGGTGGACAGTAAACGTACCGGGAGCCCATGTCGGCCTGCACGAGCTTGCGGCCATAGGCGGACCTGCTGGCTTGGCTATCTCCAAGGCCGCCTACTACGTTCCAGTGGCCAGCCTGGCATATGTGGGCTATCAAATGGGCAAGGCAACCGTATCTGGAAAACGAAATCCAGTGGATTTGATTGCCAAAGCCCGGGCAAACATCAAGGCCAACGACCGATTCAAACAGGCTTTTGGAAAGGCACACTAATGGCATGGTCCAAAGAAACATTTGCGACAAAACTATCCTTATGGTTTGACACTTTGTCCGATGAGGAGGTGGAGCAGGCTGACATGCTTGTAACCGCAGCCTTGGACGAAACCAAGGGAAATTTAAAAATGTCGTTCACAATTGCCAAAGACGAATTCCGGGCCTTCAAAAGAAAAAGCAAGGCAAAACAATAGCTTTGCACCCGCTACAAGCCAAAAAAAAGTGGTCAATTATAGTCGACTGATAATTATTATCAGTCGACATAAACCAAGGAGTCGCATGGCACGTTATTTGAAAACCAAGTCGGCCATGGTGCGGGGAGTAAACAGCAGGCCAACAGGCAAACGTCCGCCCAATCCATTGCGAGTCGACCCCACCCGGACTGGCGGATTAGTCCGGGTGATGACGTCGCATATTAACAAGCAATTTGCCAGATTGACAGCAGCCATTCGGCAAAAGATCGAGGTGGAAGACGCGCTGGGGCTGAAGGCGTCAACGGGGCCCGCGCTGATCAATGCGATGGTTGTCCTCAATGATGTCCCTTGGAAGTTTGGCACGGATCCGCAGAAATTACGGCAATTTCAGGACTGGCTAAGACACCAGGCGGAAGCAACCCTGACCACTGTTGATGAACGACAGCTGTGGGACAAGTTTGTCCATGACGGTTTTCAGCAAGGGGCAAAACGCAGCTACGACGATTATCGCGGTAAACGGAAGCTGCATGAAACCCTGGATTTTTATCATGGCACGCGAGAGGAATTCCTTAAAACAGCTTTTGCTCAGCCTGTCGCAATAGAAAAGGTTGAGTTGATTGCCGAACGCACATTCAACGAAATTCAGGGCGTTTCCGACACCATGAAGACCCGCATGGGCCGTGTTTTGGCGGAAGGGCTGACACGCGGCGAAAGCCCCCGTACGATGGCTGCCGGACTGATCGAGGAAGGCGAGATCGGTAAAAAAAGAGCATTGACCATAGCCCGCACGGAGGTCATTCGGGCCCATGCCCAAGGGCAACTGATTGCCCTGAAAAAAATGGGGGTTGAGGAATTAGGTGTTGCCACGGAATGGAGCACTACGGGAGATGAAAAAGTCTGCGAACTGTGCGAGCCTCTTCAGGGAATTGTCCTTACCCTTGACGAAGCGGAAGGGCTGATTCCAAGGCATCCCAATTGCCGATGTGCCTGGATTCCCGCAGTGGATGAGGAAGAAGATATGAAACGGAAAAAGAGCGAGATCGATGACGCTCTTGAAGAGTCGGGGCTGGAAAGCGTGGACATTTCACCAAAACGGCCAAAACTGGGTTAAAGGAGATGTATGGCAGAAGTGTTTACTCCTGTTCAGCTGCGAATTCTGGGCCTTTTGTCGGACGGCTTCAGGCATAGCAAGGTTGAACTCAAACGCGCTGCTGATGACGAATGGATGAGCGATAACGCTTTGGCCGTGCATATCTGCACGATTCGCAAGGTTTTAAAGCCTCGCGGGCAAGATGTTTTGTGTATCACGGCTTCCGGGGGATACCCCATCACCTACCAACATGTTCGGCTATTGCGGTCGTCTCACGACAGTTAAGACAAGTATTAAAAATTAAACTTCCAACATTGCCATTACTCCCAAAAGGGTTCTAGGATTGAGACTGACAATCAATCCTTAGTGCTTCGACAACCCCACCGGCGAGGACACAATGGCAGATCAGTATAACAGCCTTACCCGTCCTTTTCACAATTTGTCCGCATCCACCGACCCCACTACCAGCTCTGATTCCACCCAAGGTTACAGCCAAGGATCTTTCTGGTACAACCTTACCTCCAGCCGTACTTGGCTGTGCATTGACCCGACAGCTGGAGCGGCCAAGTGGATTTTCGACGGGGCAAACTACAACAGCGGCGGTTCCGAGCCTAACAACGTAGTAACACAGTTTGGTGGCAGTCCATTAGGCTCCATATTTGGCGTGTTTTTTGAAGAAGGCAACCTTTATCGCAATTGCGGCAACCCAATCAAAGGGAATCTTGCCAACACAAGCGACAACATCCTTGACGGATTTGTCATGCCTGCCGGGGCTTTTGACGTTGCCAACCGCCAACTGATGATCAATTTCAACGGATCGTTTGGGGCCAACAACAACAGCAAGCGGGTTAAGGTCTGGATCAATCCAAACATGTCTGGCCAGACCATTGCCAATGGCGTGATTACAGGTGGTACTGTGACAGGCGTCGGTAGCGGTGCCCTGATCTTTGACACGGGTGTCGTGACTACCAACAATGGTGGTTGGCAGATTGACGTCGTTCTTTGCAAATACGGTGCGACGGGCAGCAATACCCAGTACACCATTGGCCAAGGCATGACGGGGGCGATCCATCTCGGATCCAGTTTGCCTATTTACACCACCATCAACGAAGCCAACGCCATGAACATTCTGGTCACGGGGGCAAGCCCGACCACAGGGGCGGCAAACGATGTTGTGCTTGGTTACACCGAAATCAACGCGATGAACTAAGGGGCAGCCCTTGATTTCATATGTCGCAAATTTCGGGGCACTTAAAGCCCAGCGAGTCCGCCGCAACGGCAAGGACTGGCTGGTCGCTCCGATTGTGTCTATCGTCCCTGGCATCCTTCCCGGAAGTCAGGGACGTCTGTTGTATCCCGAAAGCGAAGTGAAGGATTCAACACCGGAATGGGATGGCATTCCGATCACCCAATACCATCCGACTACCGAAAATGGCGATCCGGCTTCCGCGCAGGATCCCGGAGTCCTGCAAAGGCAGGGCATCGGTTACCTTGCCAAATCGCAATACAACGGCAAGCTGACCCATCAAGCATGGTTTGATGTTGAGCGAACCAAACGGATTGATTCCCGCATTTATCAGGCTTTAATCAAGGGGCACCCGATGGAGGTGTCCACTGGCCTGTTTACCGACAATTATGACCCTCAACCCAATGAAACTTGGAAGGGGCAATCGTTCGATTATGTGGCCCGGAATTACAAGCCGGACCATTTGGCCATCTTGCCTGATCAGGTGGGAGCCTGTAGTCGAAACGACGGGTGTGGATTGCTGGTCAACAAATCAAAGCAGAGTGATTCCATGTCGCTACAAAAATATCATTTGCTGCGGAATTTCATGGCCCTGATCGACAATGCAGGTGCCAACCAGGTGCGGCGTGGCAATGGTCAATTCGGGGCCTACGGCGAAGGCACTGGCAAAGGCCCCGTCCATGAAGCGGCCAAAGCAGGAGCCCGCCACCACGTCGATGATGGTAGCGACGACAGCGATGATGAAGACAACGAAGAAGAAGACGATGAAGACAGCGGACTGGACGATCCTAACGAAAAGGATTCGGACAATTACGACCCCATGACCGGGGATGAATTGACCTCCACCAAAGGCGGCAAAAAAGCTGCCAGAAATTTCTTCAAGGCCTTCCAGGCAATCCTGAATGCGGACGCGCTGGAAGAGGATGAGGAAGAGACCGGCAACGATGTTGACGGTGATGGCGAAGACGGCGAATCCGAGGAACACAAAACCAAGATCAAGGCGGCACGCATGAAATCTCGCATGAAATCCAATCGCACCCGAAACGCCAATGGCATGATCTGCGACAACTGTGGTGTCACTGCCAACAGCAAGGGCATGTGCGTCAACTGCGGCAAACGTGTCACCGCCAATGCCGGAGGCTTCTCCAAGGAAGATCGAGCCAACGACGCAACCAAGACCGCTGCTGCTGCGTCCCTCCAGACCGACAGCGACAAAAGCATGGGGCACGCCATCAAGACCATCGAAGCGGCCAAAGATGGCGATTCTGCGAGTGCGGCCAAGGTCCATCTGCAAGCTGCCAAGCAGCATGAAAGCGAAGCACTTGAATCCCGCAAAAATGGTGACGACATGGGGGCCCAGCAACACGATAGTGCTGCTGCTGCTCACCGGAAAGCTGCCAGCTGCCATTTTGCCAATGCTGACACACAAGGAGTAGCGAACATGTTTGCTTTGAATGATTTGCTGACCGACGACCAACGTAAGGCTTATTTCGCGAAAATGGCCGACGGGGGTGGAGATGAAACCAGGTCGGCCATGAAAGCCTCGGAATCAGCCCAGAAAAACGGCACAAAGGCGGCCCATCAAAAAGCTGCTGCTGCCCACAAGGAAGCCAAGGAGCATCACGAATCGGAAGGCAACACAGAACTTGCTGAAGCCCATGGCAAGGCAGCAACTTACCACTCCAGAAAGGCAAAAGGGGTCAAAAACATGGCAATAAACAAGTTACGACTGGTGCAGAGGTTGATCAACAACGGTTGTGCCTGCAACAGCGACCGCAAGACACTGCTGTCGTTGTCCACCAAAACCCTGAACGCCATGGCCAAAAAGGGCGTCATGGCGGACAACGACGAAGATGACGATGACGAAGACTACGAAGACCATCGGCTTGACGACGACGAAGATGACGTCGATGAAGATGAGGACAAGGATGACATGAAAAACAACGATGGCGAGCTGATGCACAGCTTCGATCAGGCTACCGGCAAGGGCAGCCTTTCCGAAGGCCAGCAGTCCGGCGGAAAGGGGACTCGCGATGAGTACAAATCCCCCAAAAGGGACAACAAGGGGGACGGCAAGAACTATGCCTCCACCGACAACCGCCTGACCAGTCAGGAGCGGGCTATCCTCAATCGGTTCCTTGAGCAGGAAAAGAGGGAAAAGCTCCAGATTGTCAACAAGCTGATTTCCGGCCTCAGGGACAACACCCAACGGAACCTTGTTGGCAATCAATACATGAAGATGGATAAAGATGTCTTGCGTTCCTTGCTGGAGTCCCAGTTCCCACATGAGCCAACCCCAATCTATCAGGGAGCGGCCGTACCTGCCTTCAATGCTGCACCCAGCGAGGAATTCAAAAAGGATATCCTTGATATCCCTGTTATCAACTATGCCGATCTCGCGGCAGAAAACAAGAAGCGACGTTAAACCGGCTAGCGATACAACGCCAGCAATACTCACAAATCATTTGAATTAAGGATCAATCACATGGCAAAAGGGCAAGAAATCGTTTTGACCAGCAATCCCCGGGGTAATTACCTCGAAGGAATCATTGGCGATGCTTCGTTACCCGGGACCATCATGCAGATCAAGGCGGGCGTTGATGCTGTCAACGGCCGTCATACCTGGGTGGCTTTGGGCAACCAGTCCGGTAACACCTACAACCCCGGTGCAGCTACGGATCCGCGATTGACCGCGATCCTGCTTCCCGACCGGTTACAGGGTTTTACGCAATCGACTGCGTACGTTTCCGGCCAGAGGTGTTTCCTTTATTGCCCGATTCCGGGCGATGAACTCAACGTGCTTTGTGCGGCCCAGCAGGGTACAGGCAGCGCGGACGCCTACTTCGTTGGCGAACGGCTTGTCCCGTCCGTAAGCTCCGGATCCAACGGCCAGCTTGTGGTGCAGTCCACCAGCGGATCCCGGGCCCCGTTCGTGAGCGCGGAACATATCAACCTGACAGCGGATGTCGCTGGCCTCGTGTGGTGCTACTACGCGGGCTAGTCAATAATCCCTGTCGATTGCCAAGGTTTTCAAAAGAGTTAATCAACGAAAGGATCAACAGATGGCAGCTGCAATGGACTATATTCTGAATGGTGCCGGTCATGGTGCTGTCGGCCAAACACTGGTTGACAACAATTTCGATCTGGGACTATTCCGGCCATATCGCGACGAACGCGGTATTCCTTGCGTTTCCAAAGCTACAGGCCGTTGGGTTTACAACGAAAAACACAAGCGAATGGTGCAGGAACGAGAGCAGGTCCGCATCTCCGACCTTGTTGCCAATGGCGTACAGGTGCCCGTGCATAACGCCACCGCCCTTCGCAAGGAAGAATGGGTGATGCTGGACCAAAAGGTCCTGCTTGCGGCACGCTACCGCTTGCGTGCATGGGCTGACCTGGCTGCTGCCAACAGCTTTGGCGGGTTCAATGGTATGTCCAAGCTGATCTTGGAACATGAAACCATGACCGATCCCGGCGAGGCCATTGTGGACTTCGATGGCCTGACTGAGGGTAGGTCCGATTCTCCGACCTACCAGCTCCAGGGGCTGCCTCTCCCCATCACCCATGCCGATTTCAGTTTCTCGGCAAGGCGTATGGGCGTGAGCAGGAATTCCGGAACGCCTCTTGATACCACCATGGCCGAAGCAGCTGCCCGGCGTGTGGCGGAATCCATCGAAAAGGTGACCATCGGTGTCAATCAAGGGCCCACTTATGGTGGCAACTCTACCCAGGTAGGCGGCTATGGTCGTTCTGCTACGGTTTACGGTTACACCAACTTCACCGGGCGACTGACCTACACCAGCGTCGTAGCTCCGACCGCCAACGGCTACAGTCCTGCCAAGACCCTCGCCAACGTCCTGGCTATGCGTGACCAGCTCAAAGCCAACAAGTTCTTTGGTCCTTACATGCTGTATACCAGCAACGATTGGGATCAGTACATGGATACGGACTACATTCTCACCGGTGGAAATGTAGCGACTCAAACGCTGCGAAACCGTCTGCGTGAGATTGACGACATCGAAGACGTCCGCAGGCTGGACTTCCTGTTTGCGTCCCAGCCCAATGCAGCCAAGGGCCCGGGTGGTGAAGGCTTTACCGCAACCGCAACCAGTCCCTTCACCCTGCTGCTGGTCCAGATGACTCCCGATGTTTGCCGGGCTGTCAACGGGATGGATATCACCACCATCCAGTGGCCAACGGTTGGCGGACTCCAGCTGAATTTCAAGGTCATGGCCATTCAGGTGCCCCAGCTTCGTGCCGATGCCTACGGCAACTGTGGTATCTGCCATGGTACCACGGCTTAACCCCTGATCCGCTAGGTTTTCTGTTTCAAGGAGTGCAGATGTATATGGCGTTAGAAGAACCAAGAAAATACCGGTTGCTTGCCGGGGAACATGTCCAAGACATCCCCGGCACGACTGGTCCCAATGGCCTTCCCCTGACCCAGAAATTCCGGGCAGGGGATGTTTTCGAGTCTTACACCGATCTGGAAGAAAGACTCAACTCGAAGGATCAGGCTTGCGACAAAAAAGTCGAGAGAGTCTACGACAGCGATCCTTACACCAATTCTCCGCCTGATCCAGGTTCCCAGTGGCAGAAGCGTGCCGACGAAACGCCTCAGCAGTTCGCGGAGCGTGTCATGAAACTGGCATTGGCCGAACCATCTCCGCCGCCGCCTGCTCCAATCCCATTGGCGACAGCGGCAACAGCTGTGAACTTCATGGCGACGTATGAGGCCATGACGGTAGCTCAGCTGAAAGCGTATTGCGAATCTGAAGAGATCGATTTGAGAGGTGCCCGCACCAAGGAAGAGATCCTTGCAGTGCTGCGGGCTCAAGGTTAATTCTGCGGGGGCGGAATTGCCAGACGGGGCACGATCCGTACAGGCAGGTGCAACGCCAGCCATACCGGGTAGTTTAAGCGGAAAAACGACTGTTGCAGTCATGCGGGGTTCGATTACCTGCCCTGGTGTTGTAAAAACGGGAGTCTTGCAACCATTAACTTTTAGGGGAACCGATGGATGTTCACGTTTTACGCCTCGTTATTAGTTCCCTCACTGCTATTTGCGGGATGTGCATTTTCGGTATCGTACTGTCGAACGCTCTGGGGCATGACGTTCCGCCTACCTTGGGAGCTATTGCAAGCATGGCTGCCGGGTCGCTGGTTGGAATCCTTGTCACTCCGGCAGGCGTCGCAGCAAACAAGGCGGCGCAGCAAAAAAACGCAAGTGATGATGCCTCCCCTCCTTCCCATGGAGGTCGTTAGTCACGAATCCGTTCACTAAGGTTTTAGCCCCATATCAAAGTTAGGAGCACAGTTGTTATGAGAGCCTGGATACTTGTTGCACTGCTTCTGTTGTGTCAGGCCACCTGCCAAGGTGCTGACCTCACCCTCCCGGCTACCATCACCGGCGAGCCAGGGGATTTCCTCAGAGTTTCGGCGACCACAACCGGGACCTGTGTGAAATGGAAATCGTACAACAAAGAGTTAAAGCTCTTCCCGATGGATCAGCTCAAGGATACGAAAACCGCGATTGTGACCGCGACGAAGCCCGGAAAATATAGGCTTTTTGCAGTCACCAGCGACGCAAGCGGGCCGAGCGATATTGCAGAAACTGAGATCGTGATTACCGGCCAGCCTGATCCGGCTCCCGGACCCGGTCCACAGCCAACACCAACCCCGACTCCAACGCCTGCCGACACTGCTCCGATTCCTGCTCCGGGGTTTCGTGTGCTGGTGATCTATGACACCCTTACAGTGACTACGTTGCCAGCAGCACAGCAAAACGCATTGTTTTCCAAGGCTATCAGCGAATACTTGAACGCCCGTTGCATCCGTGGGCAGGATATGAAAACTCCGGAATGGAGGTTTTTCGATGCCAAGATTGATCCATCAGCCGATGGGGCCTTGTGGGTGGAAGCCATGAAACGGCC